AAGAAGACCTCCGTTTGAAAAATTATAGGACAGTCCGCGGACAGTCCTATGGAAAGTCCGAGGATTTTCCGCGGTAACCGTCACCGTCACCGTCACCTACACCGTCACCGTCACCGTATCTATACCGGAAGATAATATAAGGGCGAGGCGTCGCTGCGCGAGCCCCGCCCGAAAGTGATTTGACTCAGTAAAGGACCTCGATTAGATGCTTGAACATTCCGTCGTCGAGATCGCATAAGCACTTCGTTCCGTCCTTAAAAACGATGGAGACAGTGTGAATGCCCTTCTTCTTGGCGGATGAAGCGCCTGCAATGGCGCCGACAGCGCCGAATGCGGCAGCTCCGAGAATACCGCGAGTTACGCTGCTGCCGAAGCTCGTATTGGTTTCCTCACCGATTACCTCGTAATGGTCGACCGTATTCTTGTTGATGAATGTCTTCTTGCCGAGACCAAAGGCACCGTAGATATACAACCCCTTCTTGGCGTTCTTGAAGTCGATGTTCCCCTTGTAGTCGCCTGCTGTGATGACGTTTGTGATAGTCATGGTCAATGAACCTCCACATCAGATTTTGCAACAGAGAGAGCGAATTGCTCCGCCGCGGAGACGAACGCGATCTCTCCGGAAAGCACCTTGCCGATGTCGGCGTAGTAGAACCCTGCCTCGTACTCATACGGAGGCGTTTTGCAACGACGCAAGTCTACGAAAGGCTTGTATGCCTCAAGGAACGGCACCGCCTCAAAAGAGAAGACCCCAGCGCGTTCCAGAGCTGCCTTGATGCGCCCTGGCATAATGTAGAGATCCGCGTGTCCGCCGGAGATGCTGAATGTGAACAAAGCGAATGAGCGACCATCGGGCGTGGAGAGCTGAATGGTCAGCTCAGTCGGCATGATTTTGACAGATAGACCGGTTGCGGACTCCAATGTGTACACCAGCTCCGTGATTTCGTCTGGATCGTATCCACCGTTTTCAGAGAACCGATTGATGAACTCGCTGCGGGACAGGATCGGGCCGCTGACATACTTCCATTTGCGAGGCTCTTCGACGACTGGTGTAAACGGAACGGCTCGCCGCTCAACTATGGACGTCTTCGTCAGGAGGTAGGGAATGACGATGGTTTCGTCTCCACGCTCGTAGACCTCGATCTCGGCTAAGGCGAGGTTGAACGACATTGAGGTGTTGTCGTTCAAGAAGTCAGCAAGCTGCTGCACACCGGTGCGGATGCCATCGCCGATGATAAGAAGCAGAAAAGAAGCGTTCTCCAGATTGGCATTCAAACTGTCCGTGAGAGACTTTTCATCCGAAAAAGACAGAAACCCCTTCGCCGCCATCAGGTCGATGATCCGGTGCGCCTGACAGTTCTTGCGGTAGGTGTAGTTGTACGCGATCTCGTCCAGCTTGGCAGCGTCCCACTTCTGAAGCTCTTTGGCATAGTCAATGATCTGAGCGACGACCGTTCGACGCGCCTCCTGATTGCGGTATAGCTTCGTCTCGACAATGACAATGCCGCCGCTGGGGGTGACATAGAGGTTGTCGATGTAGCCCTGCGTTTCGCCAGAACCGACGGGAACCTCACGACCGATGCAGACGAGGTCTTGGTATTCCGGCGAGACGCCGGCTGCGGGGATCATGGCGGGGTTGTCCTCCAGTAGTTCCTGAAGCCACGCCTCGTTGAAGTTGCCAGACATGAACGGTGTGCGCGTCAATGGTGCAACCGAACCGTTCGCGCCGATACAGAATGCACTCCTGTGAGTGCGCTCACCGTAGATCATGGTCATTTCTCCTTTCGGTATTTGTTCAGAACAGCTTGGATGACCCTCCTGTCTTCGGGGGAGGCAACCTCGTAGAGGTCAGCGACATCCTGAATCTCCGGCGGCATGACGTTGTAGCGTTCGCCAGAGAGACCGAGCAGCCAGTCAAGCGAGACGTCGAAGAAATCGGCGAGACGCATTAGGTTTGGGAGATCCGGTGTCCGCCCGCCGGACAGGTAGCGGTGAATGGTGGTCGGCGCCATGTTTGTTTCTGCGCCGAGGTCGACAACAGCAAGCCCTCGCGCTTCAATAAGGGCGGTCAGGTTCGCTCTGAATTTGGAAAAGTCCATAGTAATAGTCCTCCTGTTACCGATCTGCTTATATGATATTGCATCGCGTCCTGCTTTGCAAGAAAAAACCTACCGCTACTGACCAAAAAAATACCGAAAGCGGCCGAAAAACTCTTGACAATGACCGACTGGTAAGTTATGATAAGTACAACGGTAACACCAAACACCCAAAGGAACGGAGGTGAACGAGATGAAACCGCTCGAAATCAAAGGAGCCCGCACAAGGCTTGGATACACGCAGCAGTACATGGCAGACAGGCTCGACATATCCTTGGACACATACAGGAAGAAGGAGAAGGGAGTCATTAAGTTCGCCGACACCGAAAAGGTGACTGTTGCGAAGCTGCTGGAGCTGACCGCCCAGCAGGTGAACGACTTTTTTTTCGACGGGCAGTTACCGATTGGTAATGCCCAAGATGTGGCTCGGTAATTTGTTTTCTTTTTACTGACGAACGACCGATTGGTTCGTTTACCATGTCACTATGGTCATTATAAGCGATTGGAGGGCGAGAAAAAATGGGTCGTGGAGCCACGAAAGCGGCAGGTAATGTCTGGTACGAAGCCAGAATGGAAGCCGCAAAATGGAACGACAAGCTCCTCAGCCGAGCTGGCGCCGCGGAGGCGCTGAATATGTCTGAGGATGCGGTGAAGGACGCAGAACTTGGCTTGAACAAGTGTATGCCCGTCGATAAGGCTGTCCTGATGGCGGATCTCTACCGCAAGCCGGAGTTGCGGAACTACTACTGCCTGCATGAATGCCCGATTGGCAGAACGCTCGCCATCTCGGATGAAGCACCGGGGCTGGAGCGTGTGACAGTGAAGCTGCTCAAGAACCTGCGCGTCGAGGACTTGGAAGGCGTCAAGGACAGGTTGGTTGACATCGCAGAGGACGGGAGGATCAGCGATGACGAGAAGCCGGCGCTGGAGGAGATATTGACCTATCTCGACCGTTTATCGAAGACGGTGAGCGAACTCCGAATCATCGGCGAAAAGGCACTTGGAAACGGGTGGCGCGATGAATGCTGATGAAATCATCCGCATCCTCGCCGAACAATATGGCATCCGAGGGGCTGCCGAACTCGACCAGAGAATCCGAGAACAGAAAACTCTCGACATATCAATATTTCGCAGTATAGCCAAGGAGGAAAAGGCATCATGACCAGAATGGAAAGACGGAGACGTAGACAGCGCCAGATACGGCGGCGCGTGGCACTGGTACTTACGGTGGCGGCGATTATGACTGCTGCGGTAACGGCGGCGGTGACGAGCATCAACGCCGACGCGGAAGATACCCCGATGGAAGCCATACCGACGGCAGAAGAAGTCGTGAAGCAGGAGCCGGTGCAGCTCGTTTATGAAACGCCCCCACGAGCAGAAGAGCCGGAGCCGTTCGCACAAGAGGAGGCGGAACGTACGGAAGACCCAAAGGCACCGGAGAAAATCGAGCAGGCTTTGCTTGAACAGGGATACCTGCACGAGGAGATACCGCTCGACTTCGATCTGCAATGTCACCTGATTACCGTCTGCGAGGAGTACGGAGTTCCGTACCATATCGCGCTGGGCGTCATACAGGCAGAAAGCTCGTTTACGGCGGACGCATCGAACGGAACCTGCTTCGGGTATATGCAGATCAACAAGAGCAACGCTGAATGGCTCTCTGAAAGCATCGGAGTGACCGACCTGACCGACCCGTACCAGAACATACGGTCTGGGGTGTTCATCTTGAGCGACCTGTTCGGAGACTACGGAGACTGGCACAAGGCGCTGATCGCGTACAACTACGGTCCGTCCGGCGCTCAGGAGCACGTCTTCAGCAAAGGATACACGACCACTGGTTACAGCAGAGCGGTGATGGAATACGCAGACGCTTGGCTGGAGGTGGTCGGAGAATGATCGACACCGGCAAGCTGAACTTTGACGCACTGGACGACATCGTATTTGACGTACAGCGACGCGAAGGATACCGGTTCGAGCTGGATGACATCGCCGAAATCATCCGGTACACGGTGAGAAAGGCCGATCTGAACCACAAGGATGCGGATTACGTCCCGCTCCTGTTCGAGAACGAACTGCGCGACCATGTGATGCGCGAAAGAATCAATGAAATGGGGAGGAGAAACTTATGTGCGACATCTGTATGCACAGCCCTTGCCTGAGCGGCTGCCCGAACGCTCCGGACCCGACGCCGGTGGCGCACTGCTGCTCCTGCGGAGAACCGATTATCCCCGGCGACGAGTACGGCATCATCGACGGTGAGGCGTGGTGCGAGGACTGCTTGGAAGACCTGCCGCTCTGCATCCTGATACCGAAGCTGGGAGGAGAATGGAGAACCGCGAGCGAGGAGGACATACCTGATGGATACGACGGTTAAGATCCCGGATACGCCAGAACTTCGGTTCGACGAAAAGAGCCACATCTACCGGCTGGACGGCGTAGAGATACCGAGCGTATCGCGGGTCATGGAGCCACTGAAAGCGTCAAGTTACGCAGGTATCAGCGAGAAGACGCTGGCGCGGGCGGCGGATAAAGGCTCGTCTGTCCACAACAGCATCGAGAACTGGCTGAAGTTCGGAATTGATGACATCCCGGAGGAGCATAGACCGTACTTCGATGGATTTCTGGAATGGTGGGACGAGTACCGGCCGGAAGTGGTCGCCTCCGAGGTGAAGACCTACCACAAGCTGATGCGATACGGCGGGACGATAGACTTGCTGGCGTACATCGGCGGGAAGTTGACGCTGATCGACTTCAAAACGACGTACCGGCTGCTGGAAAAGACCTGCGGGGTGCAGCTCGAAGCCTATGCTCAGGCGCTGGCAAGCCACGGTATTACGGTCGAGGAGAAGCACATCTTGCACCTGAAGAAGGACGGGAAGTGGGCGTATCCAGCGTTCCCTGCAAAAGACCCTGCCCGTTGGCGCGTATTCAGCGCCCTGAAATGCGTGTACGACTACACGGTAGCCTGAAAATATGAAAGGAGTGTCAGTATGAAAGAAGCAGCCGTAATTGGCAACAACGCCCTTGTCCTTGACACGAAGGAAGAGGAGAACAAGCTCGGCAGGCAGGTCAGCCTGATCGAGCAGAAAGCAGAGTCGGTCGTGATCGACAGCGATGATGGATTCGCCTATGCGGGCGAGCTGACCAAGCAGGTCAAGCAGATGCAGGCGAAGGTGACCGACTACTGGGAGCCGATGCGTAAGACCACCTACGAGGCGTACAAGTCGGTGACCGACCACAAGAAGGAGATGCTCGACCCGCTGGCGTCCGCCGAGAAGATCCTGAAAAAGAAGATGGGCGCCTACACCTTGCAGAAGGAGAAGGAACGCCGCGAGCGCGAGGAGGAGCTTCGCCGTCAGGCTGAGGCTGAGATGAACCGTAAGCTGGAGGAGGCCGCCAAAGCTGAGAGCGAAGGCGACGCACTCGGCGCGGAGATGGCAATGACCGAAGCGGAGGTCATGGAGAATGTAGCGACTACCGCCGTTATCAAGCCCGAAGCACCGACCATGAAGGGTGTAAGCACAACGAAGACATGGAAAATCACGAAGGTTGATCCCACGACCGTTCCGACCCATGTTCAGGGCGTGGAAATTCGCCCGGTTGATGAAAAAGCGGTCCTCCGCCTGATTAAAGCGACCAAGGGAACCATCAAGATCCCCGGCATCACCTACGAGGAAGATGTGGCGGTCAGCGTCCGCAAGTAATTTCGACATAGGAGGTCAAGAATATGAGCACCGCATTGAGCAAGGCCGAACAGAACGCATTGACTGTCAGCTATGACGTTCTCGGCACCCACGTCGAACTGGACCTCCAGTTCGTCAAAAGCTACCTCGTGAGAGGAAATCCTGAGAAGATTACCGATCAGGAAATCGTGTTCTTCATGAACACCTGCAAGATGCAGAAACTGAACCCGTTGGTGGCTGGCGAGGTCTACTGCATCAAGTTCGGCAACGAACCGGCGCAGATGGTCGTCGGCAAGGGGGCATACCTCCGCAGGGCATTCGAGCATCCTGACTATCTCTGCAAGGAAGACGGCATTGTAGTCGTCAGGGGGAATGACATCCTCCAGAAGGAAGGATGCTGCCTGTATCCGGGAGAGACTCTTCTGGGTGGCTGGTGCCGCGTCCACTTTATCCGCAACGGCAAGGAACGCACAGCGTTCAAGGAAGTTCAGCTCGCCGAGTATGACAAGGGACAGGCGAACTGGAAGAGCAAGCCGGCAACGATGATTAACAAGGTCGCCATCAGCCAGTGCGTCCGCGAGGCGTTTCCAAAGGACTACGAGGGTCTGTACTCCGAGGAGGAGATGATCGCGTCCGGCGCAATCCCGGCGAACTACACGATTATCCCCGAAACCGGAGAAGTCATCGAGGACGATCCGACCATCACGCAGGAACAACGTCAGACAATGTTCAAGATGGCACAGTCTGCGTTCGGCACGGAGGAGGGCAACAACCTCCTGAAACGCCTGCTGAAAGAAGAGGGATACGAGTCAACCCACGAACTGCCGACCTCGGTCTTCAACAAGGTTGTAAACCGCATCATGGAGCTGAAGGCACAGAAAGAGGCTGACGATGCGGAAAACGGAGAACAGGGCGAGGAAGCCAGCACCTCCGACAATCAGTAAGCAATAAAAAGGCGGCGCAAAACCGCATGACATGGAGGTGAGACCGTGGCGTGGATCAGCGTACACGAAACCATAAAAGGCCCGAAGCTGCGTGAGTTCCGCAAGCAACTTGGGTGCTCCGAGTTCGAGGCAACGGGAGTGCTGATTTACCTGTGGCTTTGGGGGCTTGACAACGCAACAAAGGATGGGCTGATCCTCTCGGCTGACGAAGACGACATTGTGCAGTTCATCTCATACGCGGGAGCTGGGTGCTCGCTCGAACCGAAGAAAATCGTAAAGGCTCTGTTCGACAGCGGCTGGTTGGATTGGACGGAGAACGGCATCTACATCCACGACTGGGATGTGTGGCAGGAGCAGTGGTACAAGGTGAAGGAGAACCGCGAGCGAGACGCACGGCGTAAGCGCGAGAGCCGCCGCCACAAGCCCGTGATCGAGCCGGTCACGGACGCTCCAGCGGACAGTCCGGTGGACATTCCGCCGGATAGTCCACCGGCAGTTCCGGAGGCACCTGAAGCGCCACCGCAGGGAAGCGGTGAAAAGCCGCAAGACCCGGCATATCCGACGCCGTTTGAAGACTGGTGGACGGTGTACCCTCGGAAGATCGAGAAGGGGTACGCTTACAAGAAGTATCAGGCGAGGCGAAAGGATGGGTATTCCGATGCGGAGCTGCTCGAAGCGGCGAGGAACTATGCGGCACAGTGCAAGAAGCTGAAGACCGAGAAGCAGTACATCAAGCACCCGAAGACATTCCTCAGCGAATCGCTTCCGTTCCTCGACTTCATCCAAAAGAAGACGCAGCCGGAAGTGGTCGAAACCGCGAGCGGAGAAAACCCGTTCCTCAGATACAGGGGTGATGACGAATGAGCTTCGACCCATATTCGATGCTCAAGACCATAGCCGACAGATACATAGCAAACCAGAAGGTCAATCCCGGCGATACATACGAAGCTGACGGATGCCTGACCTGCGGGGTTTGCAAGCGCCCTCGGCAAAAGTTCATAATGGTAGCCGCACCGACAGACGCGGAGCCTGAGCGAAAGATGCGGATGAAGGTGACGACGCAGTGCGATTGCGAGGTAGCCAAGGAGAACGCAGAAAAACGGCTCAAAGAAGATCAGAACGCGATGGAGAAGGTCATGCGCCTGCGAAAGGCAAGTCTGATGGACGCCAAGTTCAAGGGTGCGACTTTCGACAACTTCTTGGTGACGAAGAGCAATGAGCGGAACCTGAAGCTCTGCAAGCGATATGCCACAGCATTCGATGCGATGCTGGAGAAGAACCAAGGATTGATACTTTGGGGGAACGTCGGAACGGGAAAGAGCTTTGCTGCTGCCTGCATTGCAAACTACCTGCTCGACCGCGGCGTTCCGGTGATTATGACGTCACTGGTCAAGCTGCTGGAGCTGATTCAGGGCGGCGAGGAGAAAGAAACTGACATCCTCGCAAGGCTGAACAGTGCGAAGCTGGTGATTCTCGACGACCTTGGAGCCGAGAGAAACACCGGCTATGCCCTTGAGAAGATTTACAACATCGTTGACAGCCGGTATCGCAAGCAAAAGCCGATGATCTTCACAACGAACCTGACCGTCGCCGAAATGCAGGAGGAGACGGACATCCGGTACAGCCGCATCTATGACCGGGTGTTCGAGGTGTGCTACCCGATGCAGTTCATCGGTCAGAGTTGGAGAATGAAGACCGCCAGCAGGCGCTTCGACGAAATGGAGCAACTGCTCAACGGAGAATGAGAGGTGACCACAATGGAGAAGAACAGCCAGATGCACTACCTCAAAATCGGTAGTGAAGCCGACCGAGTAACGGTTGCTTCGATCCTGTATAAGAACGGATATTCCGTCCAGCCCGTGAAGCAGAAGAAAGATGGACGGAGCAACGAGTACCTCGTCAAGTATTGGATCGGCGAGACGACGGTGGAGGGGGTCGAGATGCCGAAATGAAAGTGAAGTTCACGGTGCTCGGCGAACCGCAAGGGAAGGGGCGACCGCGATTCCGAAACGCGGGAGCATTCGTCCAGACATACACGCCTGATAAAACAGCATCGTATGAGAATCTGATTAAAGTAGAGTACAGGCGGCAGTGCAGGGACTTCAAGTTCGAGCCTGAGACTCCTGTTGATGTCAGAATTACCGCCTACTACGGCATCCCGAAGAGCAAGCCGAAGAAGACGCAGAAGCTCATGGAAGAGAGAAAACTCCGACCTCTCAAGAAAGCGGATGCAGACAACGTCATCAAGGTGTATCTGGACGCGCTGAACAAACTTGCCTATCACGACGACGTGCAGGTTGTAGACCTTCAGATCAGGCGGTTTTACAGCCGAGACCCGCGTGTGGTAGTCACGCTACAAGAAGCAGAAACGTGGTAACGAAATAGGAGGTAAACATGAAGAAACTCGCAACGCTCAGCCCCGGCCGGATCTTCAACTTCGCCGGTGAGAAGTTCGTCGTCATGGAACAGCGCGACGGCGCCGCGTTTGTCCTGCTGGCTCAGAGCAAGGAGTCCTGCCCGTTCAACGACAAGGACAATGCGGAGAACCGCAACGACTACACCAGCTCCACCTTGAAGGAGCGCATCGACAAGTGGGTGGAGACCCTGCCTCGCACCTCGGAGGAGGCCGCGGCCATTCTCCCGTTTGAGGTGGATCTGAGCTGCACCGACCGTAGCAAGAGCTACGGCACCATCACAGTCAAGGCGGCACCCCTGACGCTTTGGCAGTACGGCCAGTTCAAGGAGTTGATACCGCTGAACGAGGATGACTGGTACTGGCTCGTCACGCCTTGGACGTGTCGGTGGCTCCGCTCCCCGTACACCGACTACACCAGCAACGTGTGGTTCGTCTACTCCAATGGCGGCTGCGGCGGCGGCAGCGCATCCGTCTCGCGCGGCATCCGCCCCGCTTTGCTTCTTAACTCTGACCTCTTGGTCTCTTTGGACGACGAGGTCGAGAAGGAGTCCTGCGACGAAGGCGATACCTGCACCTGTGGAAAGACTGTGGACCTCTCCGGCGTATGCACGAAGGACCTGATGGCGGAGATCTACCGCCGCATCAGTGCAGAAGAAGGGGAAGACGACGATGCGTGACGAACTTGAGTTTGACGGCTTCTGGGAAGGGGCAACGCCGTACCGTTGCGATTGCTGCGGGAAGGTAGAAAAGTTCCGCTTCGACAGCAAAGACGAAGCATTCGACTCTAAGAAGCACCGCAAAATCCTGCGTGAGCGCGGGTGGCTCACGACCAAGGTGAACGACCAGTGGAAAGACTTCTGCTCTGAAGAGTGCAGAAACAAATACATCCGGAGCAATACGCTCTGAGACTGAAGGAGGAACATACAATGTGCAGCACCAATGAAAGAAATCTGAGCCTGAATGGCGACACCTTCGCAATCCTGAAAGAGCAGTTTGACAAGATCCTGAACCGCACCGTCGGCAATATGGAGATGAAGGGCGCAGACGACGCGGTCATCACTCTGAAGCTGAGCGTCAGTCTCGAAAAGAGTTCCGTGACCGTCGGTGACGACATCAAGGAGGTCACGAAGCCGACCTTCAAGCACGACATCTCCTCGGTGATGCAGGTCAAGGACAAGGTATCCGGCCAGACCACCGACGATTACGCGCTGGTGTGGGATGAAAACGAGAACAAGTACGTCCTCCGCAAGATCGAGAACGGCCAGATGTCCTTCGATGACTTCGACGCCAATGGGAACCCAATCTACGATGCGGACTACCACGAAGTTCCGGCAATCGGAGAAGGCACCAGATGGCTTCCTGAAGCTGCTGAGAGCAACGGCACGGCAGACGGTGAAGATACCTCGGACGAAGCGGATGACACGACTCCTGACGCTTCTGGCGAGTTTGGTGACGGTTCCGTCGACCCCGCGCACGATCCGACCACGCCGTTCGGCTGGCTGCGACAGTTTATCGGCGAGAGCATGAACGTCACCGAGGCGATGGGCAACTACACCGTCCGCACCCAGAGCAACAAGGTCGTCCTGTCCTCTGCGACCGGGAGCGAGAACCCGTTCTATTGCCCCGCGGAGAAACTGAGCCCCCACGTCGGCCACGCGGTCGTGTGCGTAGGTTACGGCGGCGAGGAGATCGTGAATATCTCCATTGAGTGCGAAGACTGCAACGAGGTTCTGTTTGACATCAATGCTCCCGGAACAGAAACGGCGGTCATCTCGGGTACGTTGAATGACGACGGAAGGGACGAAGACGGATACGAGTACGACAAGCCCGAGGAGGAATGACCTCCTCGGCTCTGAAAGGAGGGCGGTCGGATGAAAACCCCGATTGACATCGTCAAGGGACGGATCACCGACATTGACGAGCACGGCATCGTGACCATCAAGTGCCGGTACGATGACTGGAGAACGCTGCTGCGAAGACAATACAGCGAATGCCTCGTCCAGATGATAGACAGCCGACCGCTCTCCGACAAGCAGCGCAGAACCTGCTACAAGCTCCTGCGGGAGATTTCCAACTTCACGGGCATGGGACTGGACCCGACCAAAGAGTACATGAAGCTGAAGTTCTTGGTGGAAGACCTCGAACAGACCGCTGACCAGATGTTCTCTCTGAGCAATGCTCCCATGAGTCTCGTGTGCGCTTTCCAACGGTTTCTGGTACACTTCATCCTCGATTGGGACATTCCGTGCAGCTTTCCATTGCTCGACTTCGTAGACGACGTTCAGGATTACATCTACGCCTGCCTGTCGAGCAAGAAGTGCTGCATCTGCGGAAAGCCGTGCGATCTTCACCATGTCGACCATGTGGGAGCTGGACGTGACCGAGACGAAATTATCCACGAGGGCATGGAAGTCCTCCCGCTTTGCAGAGAGCACCACACCGCGGTACACGCCATCGGATGGCTGACATTCCAAGAGAAGTACCATCTGAATGGCGGCGTCGTCCTCGACAAGGATCTCTGCAAAATCTACAAGCTGAAGCGAAAGGAAGAAAACGAATATGCTGAACAGGATTGTACTGATGGGGCGCCTGACCCGCGACCCTGAACTTCGCAGAACCGGTAGCGGAACCGCCGTCTCCTCGTTCTCCATCGCAGTTGACCGAGACTTCAAGGGGCAGGGCGGTGAGAAGGAGACGGACTTCATCGACATCGTCGCGTGGAGGAACACCGCTGAGTTTGTCAGCAAGTATTTCACGAAGGGTCGCATGGCTGTTGTGGAGGGCAGACTCCAGATCCGCGACTGGAAGGACAAGGAGGGTAACAACCGGCGCAGCGCGGAGGTTGTAGCCGACAATGTCTATTTCGGGGATAGCAAGCGTGACGGAGACGCTGCGGGAGGCAGCTACACCGGCGGCCAGACGGCGCCGAGCGGAGAGTTCAAGGAAATCGACGAGGATGACGGCGAACTCCCGTTCTGATTGGAGGTAATTGAATGGAAAAGACACGCATCGAGTGGTGCGATTCGAGCTGGAATCCGATTTCCGGCTGCTACCACACTTGCCCGTACTGTTATGCCAGAGCCACCGCAAATCGGTTCAAGGGATGCGACATCGCTGAGAGTGGAGAAACGGACGCTGATACCGTATATCTGCAGAAGCGGCTGAAGGTAACGAACAAGGATGGCGTAACCAGAAACGCTGCGTATCCGTTCGGTTTTACGCCGACTTTCCATGAGTACAGACTCGACGACCCTAAGACAAAAGGTTTTGGGAAGACGATCTTCGTCTGTTCGATGGCTGATATGTTTGGCAGTTGGGTGCCTGACGAGTGGATCAAGAAGGTGTTTGATGCCTGCAAGGATGCACCCGGACACCGATATTTGTTCCTAACAAAGAACCCGCAGCGGTATATTGACCTCTACAACGCCGGCATCCTGCCGGACGGAGACGAGTTCTGGTACGGCTCGACTGCAACGACTGCGGATGTGCCGGTGTTCTGTTCAGAAAAGCACCACACATTTGTCAGCGTCGAGCCGATCCTCGGGCCGTTCAATTCGGAGGACGGCCTCAAAACGATGGGCAACACGGACTGGTTTATCATCGGAGCTGAAACCGGCAACCGAAAAGACAAGGTAACTCCACAGCGGGAATGGATCGACGGAATCGTTGACTACGCGAGCAAAGCCGGCAAGCCGGTGTTCATGAAAGACAGCCTGAAGCCCATCTGGGGCGACGACCTGATTACGGAATTTCCGTGGGAGGCAGAAGAATGAGCGTCGTAGCAGCAAAGGTTTACGAAAATGGCACCATCAGAGTCGCTGCCGACTCGATTATTGTATCCGGTTGGTCGAAAAGAACAAGCAATTTCGGAAAACTTGAGCAGATCAATGGCATGATAATCGGTAGCGGCGGCACCGCCTATGAAGCGTCCTTGATGTGGCAGTACATGAGAACCCACAAGCCGGACGGAGGGACAGAAAAAGATGTCCTTGCTTTTATCGTTGAGTTCGTGAGGTGGAAACGAGAGCTTACCGGAGATGCGACGGTGGTGAACGATTACCTGCTGGCGTACAAGAACAAGCTGTTCGAGGTGTCCGGATTGTTTGTTCATGAAATACAGGACTATGTTGCGATTGGAGCTGGATGCGATTTTGCAACGGCGGCCCTATACCTTGGTCATTCCCCAGAGGAATCGGTCAAAGCTGCTTGTGCGTTGTCCTGTGTGGTCTCCGAACCGATTGTATCGTGCGAAATGTAGGAGGTGCGATATGGGCAAGAACGGATACCTGCAACGGCAACGGAACACGGTCAATGTCTACCGACAGGCTGAGAAGGAGACCTACATCCAGTTCATGACCGATACGCTGATCCTGACCCTGAACGACCCGGCTGTGATGGGAAAGGACGTGTTCGGCGAGAAGCGGATCAAAAAGGTCGTAGAAGCGTGGGGCAAGGTGTTCGACAAGTTCCACGGAGCGCTCGAAAAGGGAGACGAGCAGGACTTCTGGCAGGTTAAACTCGACATGAACCTTATGGGCGTTCTGGGAGAGAAGGACTTCGTTCCCTTCGCAAAACGGTACGAGTGGGTGAAGGAGGGCTGACCTCCACGGTGCTCGGAGAGAGTGAGGTGACGGGCTGCCCGAGCTATGGACGAGAAACGATATGACACCGACGCGGTGAAGGCAAAGCTGGCGGAATACGTCGAAAAGGTGAAGTATTACCGGCATCAGTGCGAAAGAATGGACCGGCTCCAGACGAAAATCATAGGTGTGGGCGCTCAGGTTCTCTCCGATATGCCAAAGGCTCCAAGCCACGACAACGACAGGGCTGCCGACCTTATCGCCCAGAAGATAGACCTTGAGCAGGAGTTGGGCGATACGGTGGCGGAGCTACTGGAGGAACGGCGCGGAATCGAGAAAGCGATACGGTCACTGAAAAACGCAGACCAGCGAGCGGTAATCCTGAGCCGATACATCGACGGCGACAGCTTCAAGGATGTCAATGAGCTGGTGTTCGGAGGCAAGGCGGATTTCGCCGACAAGGAGGAAAGCTACATGAGAAGGGTGTTCAACATCCACGGAGAAGCCCTGATCGGGCTGGCAGCGTACTACGGGCTGTATCAAACAGATACAGAGAATACAGCGGAAGCGTAGCCTATACTCCATCATTCGGCAATATTCCAGCGGTTTTAGAAGCCAATTTGGAGCAGAGGACGGCAGAGATGCCGCCCTCTCTTTTTGATGTGCAATAAATAGATATGTTGATTAGTAAGAAAATATTTTAGTAAAATCAACGGAAAACACTTGACTTAGGCGCACGGTGTCGTATAGTTAAGATACGATAAATCATACACCAAGCCCGAAAGGCAGGAGGATACGAAGATGACCAGATTTCAGATGGAACTCAACGGAATGCTCGGCGAGTTCTGGAAGAAACAGGCGGAGCAGGAGCTTCAGAAAGTGAAGTCCGACTTGGACTCGTGCAGAATTACCGTCGGCGTTGACGGCGTTGCTCGCAACTACCTCGGCCGTGCGCTTTCCGACGATATGCTCGAAAAGCTCATGATGGTGGCATCTGAAGAGGTTAAGTTCTACCTGAAGCCTACTCGGAGAGCCAGAAAGGCAGAAACTGCGGAAGTCGTGCAGCGATACGCCAGCCGGGAGGTTGGCGAAGAAGAAATGCACGAAATGAGATCGGCTTTCGGCGCCGGAACTACGGTAGTCGACGTGCTGACAGGAAGGAGATACGCGGTATGAAAAACGGCGGTTGGGTTCGGTGGAGACATTGGACGGAGAACGGGCTGGTCGCGTTTGGGCAGATGCCGCTCCGAGATGTCGGGCGGGAGCTTCAGAAGTTTGAGGCTGAAGCCATCAAGATTCTGAAAGAGACCGGTGCAGACCACGTCCTGTACGGCGTGAAGGAATACGACAGCGACGGGAATCTGGATACGGTTCGCTTCTATCTTGAACCGATGTCGGAGCAGGAGTTCGAGGATCGCGTTGTGAAGAACAGTGCGGGGATGACGGTCTACGCCGTCCACAAGAGATAGGAGGAGAATGACATGATTCTGAAAGTGCGGGACGAAGGAGACTTCAAGCTGTCCATGAGGTTGAACATCAACTACGACATGGAGTACATCGAGATCGCTGTGTACGCGCAGAACAAGAAAGCACACACGGCCATCACGAAGACGTTCAAGGCGGACCACTTTTCTGAGGCGCTGCGGTACTTCGAGCAGCAGGAAGCGTTCCTGCTCGGGAAGAAGGAGGATTGACAATGGAGAGAGATTTCTGCGTGGACACCCCGCTCGGCACTCTGCACGTCTATGCAAAGCATAGCATCACGGATTTGCCCGCTGATTACCCCGGCGTGTATGTAGACCTCGTTCGCATTGGTCGTGACCCGGAGATGCTCGCCTGCGTGGAATACGATAGTAGCGATGGGACGATGCTGACAACTTCATACGACATCGGGCGAGACGATCCGGTGTTTGCCCATCACAACAATCTGGCAGACGACGAGGATGGCGGAGATGCGGAGCAGTGAGAACGAGCGCAGCCTGCGGCAGATCATGGAGCATATCCGAAGCGGAGGCTCGTACGCAGAGCGCGTGGAGAACGTCCGGTATCCATACGACCACAAGGTGCTGTATCAGACCGTGCACGGGAACATCGGATGGAGCCACTATGGATCGAGCGCCAAAAGCATGGCCATGCGGAACCTGAACTGGACGATCCGGACGATCTTCGAGATGACTCCGTCAGCATTCTTGATGCGCTATAAGGAACTGCCGGCCGGTGCCTGATTTAACACCGCCTCGCCGCAAACGTTGATGCAGAACGAAAAAAATCAGAAAATCAACGATTTTCATATTGACTTAGGAGGTAGGTGTTGTAACGTAAAGTTACGATAAATCAATACCACAAGTTCCGATAGGAGGACATGAAAATGGCAGGCTTTACGAAAAAGAACATGGAAGTCATCGTCAACGAGGCGAGAACCTTCGGCGAGTGCTTCCTCGGCAATGTCAGCTTTGACACCATCAAGGACAGCCGCAAGTGGCACAAGTTTCTGAGAGAGAATCGCATCGAGGATTGCTTCCTCACCCGCCGCGACGAAGGCAGCCACAACGATGGCTGGTTCCTCGTCTGTGTTTGCTGAGGCAAGAAAGGAGATCGCTGATATGAAATGCGCTGATTGTTGCTACTGCTGGAAGGAAGATGACGAGAAGTATCCGTCCTGCAAATGGGAAAGCCGCGGTCCCGGCGATTGCCCTCCCTGCGAGGTTGACGACTACGAGGACGACTACGAGGAGGGTGAGTGAGATGAAGGTACTGACTGAGCGGACAGAAATCGCCACCGCCATCAACTTCAAGAAGTACCCGGTAGTGACCATCGACGTGTCCAAACGAGATGACTACGGAATCGTTGGATGCCCTGTCTGCGTGGACGCCGGACTCTTCCGAACTGGGGAGCCGCATTACGTTCGCGCAACGTGTCGCGTGTATAGGGACGAACAGAAGCTGACGTTTTCAAGTGGATGTGTTGGCCTTAGCGCCGATTTCGGATACAGAGACATCGAGGAGATGCTCGAATTTGCCAACGCGCCGATCATCCAGAAAGACTCAGAGATGCTGGTGGTGATTATCGACAGCGCGAATAGGATCGCGTACTCACCGGTGGTTGTGAGAACTGGATCTCGGGTAGACTCGCACGGTCAGACGCCTATCAGTTTGGCGGAGCCGCTGAGCTTCGCAGCGTTTTTCAAAGAAAGAGAGGGCGAAGGCAGATGAAATACTACGCAACGATCACGCATAGCCTCGGCCAGTTCGAGATTGGCGGCACAAAGGCAAGTTTGATCCGAGATCTAAAGACCATGAGACGATCTAAGAAGATCGACGGACTCGAAAGCATCCACATCTATGCGGTTGACCTGAAAACCGGAGCACGGGCGGAAGTATCGCCGGAGGAAGAAGCCGCAATTTGGAAGGAGGCGGGACTGTGACTGAACACCAGACCACCCCAATGCCGTGTGGAGCGCACCTCAGCGAACTTGCTGCACTGCATCGAAAACTGCGAGGCGATGCTCGATACCAGCAGGCGAGAAGCTGCAAGCACTGTACCGACACAGCCGACAGCTTCAACCGATATGTTTCGACCTACTGCCATATTCGGCCGGAGAACATCGCCGGAATGGACGAAGATCTGCTCGACAGGTGCATGACCTGCGAGCTGTATGAAGGAGAAAATGATGTATCAAATTGAACTGTACTATGGCTACGAGAGAGACAGCAATACCTATGCGGTCTTCCACGCATTTGGCACGGCCGACATCGAAGACGTGGTCGACAGATACCAAATAGCAGCCGGCTTAGCCGCTGCGCTCGGCTGTGCGCCGGACGACGAGAACTTCCACTGGAACTCAATGTATATTGCTTTGTCTGAAACGACGGTGGAGCGGATTAAGCAGGAAGCTCGTTCGGAAATGATGTTTGCGATGCTGGACGGTCCGTGGCGTAACGACGCCTGCAAAGGCTATGCCATCATGGCAATGAAACGTGCCGGCCTTGATGACGAAGCGATCAGAAAAGTCATCGGCGCGATGACCGATTGCTTCGACGACACCACGGTCGACGCGGCCGGCCAATACTATACGAAAGGGGCGGTTTGATGAACGAGGAGACTACACAGATCGCCGAGCGGTGCGGCATCGCCGAGAAATGCGCGTTGCTTGAGCGCGACCTGCTGAGCATCGACGGTGTGACCAGCGTGGAGTTTGACCTGAACGGGTTTCTGGACGGCATACATCAGGTGATCGCGCTGGTTGGGTACGACTACCACAAAATCAGAAGCGCATGGAGCGTGGCTGGGAAGATAGTGGAAAAGGCTTTGCTGTACCACGACCTCAATGATTCTGGAGATCTGATTGAAGACTATGGGGAGCACCTGTACCTCGTCTTTAACTGCGGGCCGAGCTGGCCGAAGAAAGGAAAAGCTGAAACATGAGCGACTACGAGAAGTTCCAGTTGCAGTGGATGATCGACCACGAGCATTCTCTGCGTGAGCTGATGGAGGAACTGCAAAGCCTCCAGTACGAAGATCCTGAAGATAGTGACCGCATTTCTACTCCGATTACGGAACTGTTCGCGGAATGGGAAGCGGATCGAGGCTTCGGCTCCGAGATCTGGCCTTGCGAGGAAGAGTATGAGTCCTGCGAAGCTGTGGAGAGGTATCTGGACGAACTGCGCGATTTGGTAACGAGGGAGAACGAAGGAGAAGTCCTGTCCGAAAGCGAAAAGCAGATGTATGTTTGGCTGGTGGACGAAATCCATCGACGGGGCGGAGACATTCCGTTCGGTGTAGAGATCTGAGGAGGAGAAGGTATGAGTCTGTATAACATGATTTGTGGGTACAACCCGGCTTGCTTCTGGCTGATGCCAATGCTCGGGCGACGTCAGGACGAATGGCCGCGTTTCCGAGATTGCTTCGTCGGAGATAAGGGCGACACCATCGTTATCTACACGCGAGTTGGAGGCGGAAACAGAAACGCCGGGTATGGGGAGGAGGCACTGTATCAAGACCCGAACTTCGTCAAGACGTGGGATGACGAGTATGACAGCACCTATGGCTATTATGAGTTTTCCGTTCCCGAGCAGTGGAAGCTGGACTTCGAGAAGATTATCGGCGGCCGAGCCAAAGAAATCTCCAAGGAGTACAAAGCGGTTCTTATGGAGTTCCTTCCGAAGCTGGCGCCGCAGATCTTCGATCCGGATGTGGAAACGGAGAGTGAGACATGAAGAACATCTATTTGCTGGCCGGACCATCTGGATCTGGGAAATCCAGCGTCGCCCGTGAACTGACGCAGCGATATGGACTGAAGGAGGTGTGGTCGTACACGGAGCGCCCGCCTCGCTATGGTGGTGAACCCGGCCATGTGTTCGTGACACCTGAGCAGTTCGACGCGGCTGGCAAGATGTGTGCGTTCACGTTCTACAACGGCTACCGATACGGCGTACCGGAGTCCGTCATCGAGGAGAATGACATCTACGTCATTGACCCTGCCGGAATCCGGTATATGCAGGAACGGTATTCGGGCAGCAAGGGCGTGGTCGTCATTGCCATCTACGCTTCACTGGAGGAGCGGGCTGTGCGAATGCTCGAACGTGGAGACGCACCGGCGGCGGTAAAGGAACGCCTACAAACCGACGACAAGGAGTTTGAGAATCTGCATCTCATGGCAGATGCGTGGTTCAGGAATGACAATCTGAATGAAACCGCCAAAGCGGTATATGCCTACATAAAAGTGAGAGAAGACAAAATATGAGGGGGCGAAAGAAGCAATGGGAGTGGAGAAGTTATGCTTGTCAATCACCGAAACGGCGTATGCGATTGGTGTCAGCAGGCCAACTGTTTACAACCTATTGAAGACTGATGGATTTCCGGCGATCCGAATCGGCGGGAGGACGATGATCCCTGTCGATGGGCTTCGACAGTGGGTGGAGATTCAGGTTAAAAAACGACAGGAGGAGAATGTATGAACACAAAAATCCACTACCTGTACCGCGACGCGGACAACTACAAGGTTCGTAATGAGTGCATCATCCACGGAGAGATGACGGAGGAACAGGAGAAACGCATCATCGGCAGTTTGGACGAGGAGACGTATTTCGTACCAGCTTGCGTAGGTATGCCGGAAGAGAAGTTCGGAAGCGAGACCGAGGCGGACCACCCGTGGTTTGAGTGGTGCGGAACCGAACCGACTGAGAGGAAACCGACGCTCGACATCGACGCCGAGGAGCTGACCGTGCGATTTGAAAAGGCGGGTAACGGGTGGCAGGAGGTCAGGACAGCACCGAACGATGGGAGGCTCCCGTACTGCGTCACCATTCAGGAGACCTTTTCGCGCACAGTTATTGTTTGGGCGCACGAGAGGATCGGTGCAGAAACAATCGCACAAGAGCTGTGCAACTTCGGAGAAATCGACCTCGACGGAAACGACTTCATCGACCGCAAATGCACCTGCGATGGAGTCGCTACGAAAGGTGACCTGAAGGAGTTTAAGGAGTACCTCGATGTTCAGTGATTTTCTGTCTCGTTCACAGAAAGACAGGAAATGTCACATGATTTCAGGAGACAACATAAAAGTTCATTGCAAATCACCGTTTTCCTGTATTATCGTGTAGCATAGAAAATCTGACAGAGCTGTTAGGGGACAGCAAATGTCACGAAGCACCGCCGAGAGGCGGTGCTTTTTCATACACGAGCGAGGAGGTACACGAAAATGGATAAACGGATTGAGGTGGTCGAGCGCCGCGTTGGAGATCTAAAGCTCGACTTCGGCAACCCCCGCAAGATTAAGAAGCAGAAGCGTGAGGAGCTGGAAGAATCCCTTGAACGCTACGGCGACTTCGGGACTATCATCATCAACGAGCAGAACCAAGTCATCGGCGGCAATCAGCGCGTGACCATCTTTCAGCGGCAGGACCCCGATATGATCGTGTCCTGCAAGCTGCTGATCGGATACTCCCTGAAGGAGCAGAAGTACATCAACATCAAGGCGAACAGCCACGCCGGCGAGTGGGATCTCGCCGAGCTGGGAGATTGGACGGCCGATCTGGTGGATGGCTTCAAGCTCGATTTGGAGTCCAAGCCCGACAAGAACGTGGAGGAGCGCAGCATCAAAGAGATGGAGCCCATCCACTACGAGAAGTACGACTACGTCCTGATTGCCTGCCGCAACGAGCTCGACTACAACGATCTCGTCCGCAAGCTCGGCATCGAGGGCGGACAGGTCAAGGTTGCGAAGACCCGCCACATCAAGGGGCGGGCGATCTGGTACGACCAGATGAAGGCGCAGATTCTGAGCGCGGAAGAGGTGGAGGCAAGGGAGGGTGAGCAGAATGCGTAACATCCGATTTGCCACACCGGACATCAGCCGACTGGAGACTGAAAAAATCAAGAAGACGGTCGACACCCGCTGGATCACGGCGGGGCCGACCGTTCATCGTTTCGAGCACCGCATCGCCGAAATGAGCGGCTGTGACAAGGCTGTGTGCTTCGATAGCTGCACCGGCGCTATGGAGATGACGCTCCGCGCTCTCGGTATCGGACCGGGAGACGAAGTGATTACTACCCCGTACACCTACTCGGCAACGGCGGAGGTGATCCGAAATGTGGGAGCGACCATCGTGTTCGTTGATTTGGCACCGGACAGTTTCGAGATGGATTACTGGAAGGTGGCGGATGCCATCACGCCGAGAACCAAGGCGATCATGCCGGTAGACATCGGCGGAAAGCTGTGCAACTACGATGACCTGTACGAAGCCATCGGCCGTAAGCAGGCGGTTTTCCATCCGTCCAACGAAATCCAGAGAGCGTTCAACCGCGTGATCGTTGTCGCCGATGCGGCGCACAGCTTTGGCGCGGAATGGGATGGATTCGTCACAGGTCAGCTTGCCGACTTCACCTGCTACTCGTTCCATGTTCTGAAGAATGTGACGACCGGAGGCGAAGGCGGAGCGGTGGTCTGGGATAGCTACCCGTACGCATTTGACAGCGAGGCGTTCGAGGAACACCTCAGACTGCTCGGTGACCACGGGCAGACATCCAGAGACAAGAGCAACGGGTGGGAGTACGACATCGCCCTGTTCGGATACAACAGCATCATGACCGATGTGGACGCGGCTATGGGTCTGGCTCAGCTCGACCGCTTCGAGGAGATTAAACGGAAGCGCATCGACGTTACCACAACCTACGACGCCTTATTCGACGCGCTGAACGAACATGGCTTCGTTATCAGGCCGATGATCCGACATTTTGGCATGAACTACACCAGCGCGATGCACCTATATCCGGTACAGCTTCCTGAAAGTACATCGGTTCGGTTCGTTCAGTTCCGCGACGAAGCGCAGGAAATCTATCGCAACGCCGTGTGGCGGTACATGAAGGATGCCGGCGTCCCGTGCAACGTGCATTATAAGCCGCTGCCGATGATGACTGCATACAAGCAGGCGGGATTCGACATCAAGGATTATCCGAATGCCTACAAGACATACGCCAGCCTCTTGACGATCCCGTATCACACGGAGCTGACGGAAGAAGAACAGAGATACATTGTGAGTAAGTTGAAAGAGGCGGTGATGGAGCTGTGACAACGACATTGGCAGGGTCGAAGATCCTGATTACCGGTGGAACCGGAACGTTCGGCTCTGCATTCCTCGATAAAGCTCTGGCAGCCGGCGCGGAGGAGGTTCGCATCTTCAGCCGCGACGAGAAGAAGCAGTACGACATGGCTCAGAGGTACAGGAAGCACGACAATGTTCGCTTCTTCCTCGGAGACATCAGAGATAAACGCTCGATTGACTCCGCGATGCAGGGCGTCGATTACGTTTTTCACGCGGCTGCTATGAAGCAGGTCCCTTCCTGTGAGCAGTTCCCGCTGGAAGCAATCAAGACCAACATCAACGGCAGTGACAACGTTCTCAGTCTCGCCATCTTGAAGCGAGTGAAGAAGATCGTTTGCCTATCCACGGATAAGGCCGTGTATCCAACCTCTGCAATGGGGATGACAAAGGCGTACATGGAGAAGCTGGCGATGCAGAAGGCGGCAGAACAGAACCGCACAGAAATCTGCGTGACCCGCTTCGGAAACCTCGTGGCATCGCGCGGCAGTGCAGTGCCTCTGTTCATTGAACAGGTGCAGAACGGTATGCCAATCACCATCACCGACCCGGAGATGACCCGCTTTATGATGACCGTCCGTGAGGCGACAGACCTTGTGGAGCAGGCGTTCATGATTGGGGAGAACGGAGATCTGCTGGTGAAGCGGTCGAAAGCCTGCACCACTGGAGATCTGGCGAAGGCGGTCTGCAGATACCTGAACCTGCCGGCCGATTACCAAACCGAGATCATCGGCATCCGACCCGGTGAAAAGATGCACGAAGCTCTGCTCACGGAGGAGGAGGCGTTCCTCGCTCGCATGAAGGGGGACTACATGGTGGTATCCCACAAGCGCGAGCATTACGGCATCATCGAAGCGGAGTACCGCTCCGACCTCGCGGAACGCATGAGCGCAGACGACGTGCTGCGGCTCATTGAGAGTGTGTTCGAGGAGGGGGCAGAGAGATGAAACGACACCTGTTCGTAGTAGCGCATCCGGATGACGAGGTGCTCGGAGCGGGCGGATTCATCTACGACGCCGCAAGGGCGGGCGACGAGATTGGCGTGGCGGTCCTCAACACCTGCGACACGACCAGATACGCCGGCCATCTGGAGCAGATACGCGACGATATGCTCGAAAGCCACAAGATACTCGGCGTTCGGCATTTCTACCCGTTCGATTATCTCGACAGTAACTTCCACAATGCCGACCACCGAAAGATGGTGCAGGACATCGAGGAAGTCATACGGGATTTCCAACCCGACTACATCTACACGCAGCACCCCGGTGACATCAACACCGACCACTACTGGACAGCAGCGTCCTGCATGGAAGCGTTCCGCATTTGGCAGCGCGGCAGGGAAGACCTGCATCCGATCTCCGGCCTGTTCCTGATGGAGGTACAGTCCTCGTCCGACTGGGCGGTGAACCCGTCCATCAAGAAGTTTGATCCCGACACCTTTGTAGAGATCACGGAGGACGCGCTTCTGGCGAAGATCGACGCGCTGGCGGTGTATGAGAATGTCATCCGCCCCATTCCTCACCCACGGTCTGAAGCGGCCCTGACGGCTCTGCCGGTTCTCAGGGGAGCGCAGGCGGGCGTGAAGCTGGCAGAGGCGTTCGAGTGTGTGTTCAGGAGAGTGACCTTATGACTCAGCAGAAGGGTTTGGTGCTCGCGTCGCATCAACCTGATTTTTTCCCGTATATGGGGTACTTCTACAAGATGTTCCAGAGCGACGTGTTCGTCTTCTCTGACAATGTGCAGTATTCCAAGACGGGGCGGCACAACTACAACGAGATCCTGACCGGCAACGGCCCATTGCGGTTTACGCTGCCGATACACTACCATGTGCAGAACTTGAACGAGATCCAGATTGCAGCGGATGACAACTGCGTCGAGAAAATGCTCAAGACCCTGTGGATGGAGTACAAGGGAGCCGACGGATTCCATGAAGCGTTCCCGGTGATTGAAGATCTGCTTCACCATGCGCCGGACGCAAAGGACCTCGCGGAGTTCAACACGGGATGCCTGCTGATGCTCGCCAATGAGTTTGGACTCTCGCCAAGAGTGGAGTTCATCAACAGCTCCGACCTGCCGATCACGAAGCGGAGAGACGCCCGCATCATCGAGATGTGCGGGCTTCTCGGAGCGAAGGTGTATGTGAGCGGGAGTGGGGCGAAGGACTACCACATCGAAGAGGATTACGCCAGAGCGGGAATCGAGCTGGTCTACTCCGATTATCAACCTATCACCTACCCGCAGGTGGGGCGTCCGGCGACCGAGAATATGTCGGTGATCGACTATGTCCTGAACTGCGGTTTCAAACTGCCGAAGGAGTGGAAGAGATATGAGTGAGACGACCTTCGGGATTTACATTCCCAGCTACAAGCGGGCGAAGACCTGCAACGCACACAAGTTTCTGGAGTACGGAACGTACATCGTCCGCGAGAGCGAATACGAGGAGTACGTCGAGGCGCTGAAGGAATACGCCGACCACATCAAGGTGCAGGCGGTAGAGGACAGCCAGATCTGCGGATTGACCGAGGTGAATCAATGGCTGGCGGACAACGCGCCGGAGGATGTGATCGCCATACTGGATGACGACATCCACCACTTCTACTACCGGATGTTCGACACCAGCTCGATTGACGATCCTGAGATCGTCACATCGGAGCTGGAGCGGGTGGGGCAGCTCATGTCCGACCTCGGCATCGGCTTCGGGGCGACCGACGCGACCATCAGACCGTGGAACTACGATTGCGAGTTCTCGTTCAAGGGATGCGCTGGAGCTGTGAGGTGGATCAACCGGAAGACGTTCAAGGCGAAGTGCAACAAGGAGCTGGAGTACAACTACGACCTCGACGTGGTGCTTCAGGAGCTTCTGGTGAACCGCGTGATTCTCAAACCGAAATACTTCTGCTCTAAGGGTCTGACAGACACGAACGAGGGAGGAGCTTCGGGGAAGAAGCGGGGAGACCAGATAGCCAGCATCAAGCTGATGGAAGCAAAGTGGGGCAGGTACTTCTCCTACAACATGAAAATGAATGTCCCTCACATCAATGTGAAACGGTGATATTGTGCGAAATATTCGCATAAAATACGCAAAAACATTGACTTTCTGCCGGAATAAGTTAAGATATAGTCAAAGCCAACAACGACTATGGACTGGCTGAAACGACGAAAGGATGATGAACTTGGCCTATCAAATGCTGACGCGGACTGGACTCTCGTTTTGGGAGGTCACGTCTGCAATGCAGAACTCGATCCGAAAAGGCGACTATGAAATCGCCGGTTTCTGTTTATGGGAGCTTCTTCCGCAGTACACGCCGTACTTGCGAAAGCGGCTCCTTGTCATTTCTGCGGAGGACTGTTACGGCGTCATTACGAAGGAGATCCTGAACCTGTGCGAGATCGGCACAGAGAAGAGCCTGACGGATGCGGTGAACCTGCTCTGCAAAGCGAAAAAGAACAGAGACGCCGACTACTTCGTCTGCAACCTGATGTTCAACGACGCGGATGCTCGAAGCTGGAGCAAGAGAGAGCTTGCACGAACGCTGCATACGGCAATCCGAAGAAAGAATATCATCGACGCCGGCAGATACAGCGCGGAGCTTTTCAAAGTGAACCGTAAAGAGTTCTGGAAGATGCTCAACGACACGGCGATGGTCTTCTATCCCGACCTGTACGATGAAGTCAAAGCTCTGGAAGCAGCGAACGCCAAAATGAGCAAGCCTGCGGAGGAAACGATCTTCGTCGCAAAGGCGATGGTTTTGATGTGGACTCCGAAAGAGAAAGACCTGCTCGGCTATCCGGCGATGCGCTTCGATGGAGTGATGACGCCGGAGGAGCTGCCCGAAGCAAAACCTGCTGAGGAGTGCAGAAAAATCAGAGGTCTGTTCCCTGAGTGGGCGTACAACTGGCACACATCATACGGCAAGTACAAGCTCAAGAGAGACGCGGTACACGCCATTGAAAACGACCAGAAGCTGCTGACGCCTCTGGTGGAGAACCTGTTCGATGACTGCTCATGGAACCGGGACATCAACGCCTGCCTCCTGAAGCACAACCCGAACGGCTACATTCTCCCGTTTGACGACGGCAAGCTCGACCCGAGAGTGAAATATGGAACGCAAGAGTGACGCCGTCCGCCGACTGGTGGCGGCGGGAGACTTCAAGGCAGCCCTGCGGATAGCAAAGGATTTCCGGCAGGGGATTACCAAAGAGGACTCCGACAGCATGAAGCGGGGATATGAATGCCTGCTCTATCCTGATTTCTATTCTCAGATAGGCGTAGACCCCCGCCAAACCGCGCTAAAGGGCGTGGAAACAGTGCAAAGGCTGTATGGGACATAACCAATACCTGAAAATACAAGCCCGGAAAACAGCTCCTACACCGCAAGGTGAGGGGCTGTTTTTCGTGGGAAGAGGAGGTGGAAAGAGTGGCGAAAGGTAAAGGAGCACCGGAAAATCTGGACCCCGTCCGAACCAAGGAAGAAGCAAAGCGCCGAGGGGCGAATGGAGGTAAGAAATCCGGTGAGGTTCGCAGAGCAAAAAGGGACGCGAAATCCGCCATTCGATACCTGCTCGATTTGCCCCCTACGGTGAGCGTGAAAGCCAACCTGAAGGAGATGGGCTTCCCGGTAAATGAGCAGACCAACATGGCTGCTCTGCAAGCTCGCCTGTTCACTATGGCAATGGGCGGCAACATTGATGCGTACAACACGCTGATGAAAATGGCCGGGTACGAACCCGAAGAAAACCGCAAGGAGCGCGAGAGCATCGCTTCCGACATCCGAAGGGAGAAGGAACTGGAGGCGAAGGTCAATGCTTTGGGCGGCGATATGGACGGCGCGAAGTTGGCCGTCAACCTCCAAGACGAAGACGAGAACAACGATGTTGTGATCTATATGCCTCAGACGGCCAGCGAGGAAAGCTGCACCGTCAAGGAAGACGAGCCTGAGAGCGAGGACACCGAACAGCCTGCGGATACGGAATAAGGCGGTGAGACTATGGCACGGATCGTAAAGCCGCAGCCGGGTCCTCAGACCGCATTTATGGCCACTCCGGCAAACGTGTGCATATATGGAGGAGCAGCGGGCGGTGGCAAGTCTTTCGGCCTGTTGATGTCTGCGCTGCGGTACAAGAACGTTCCGGGCTTTGGCTGCACGATCTTCCGCCGCAATTTCAACCAGATCTTCAGTCAGGGTGGTCTTTGGGACGAATCCATGAAGATCTATCAGGGCATCCGCGGAGCCGACCCGAAGTTTGCCCGTGGGCAGTGGTGGTTCCGAAACCAGAACGGTGACATCGTATCGAAGGTAACATTCGCACACATCGAGCGAGACGAGGATGTGCATAAATGGCAAGGCTCTCAGATCTGCGAGATCGGATTTGACGAGCTGACCCATTTCAGCGAGAAGACGTTCTTCTATATGCTGTCCCGTAACCGTTCGACCTGCGGCGTGGAGCCGTTCATCCGAGCCACCTGCAACCCCGATGCGGATAGTTGGGTGGCTAAGTTCATTGAGTGGTGGATCGACCCGGACACCGGATACCCGATCCCAGAAAGAAGCGGAAAGCTGCGGTGGTTCGTCCGCCGCGATGAAATACTGTATTGGGCGAACACGAAGCAGGAGCTTTGGAAGCAGTTTGACTTGAAGACGCCGGAGGAAAAGGCTGAACCACGCTCCGTCACGTTCATCATGTCGAAGCTGGAAGATAACCAAGAACTGCTGAAGGTGAACCCCGGATACATGGCAAACCTGAAAGCCATGTCTGTCATCGAGCGCGAGCGGCTCCTGCACGGCAACTGGAAGATCAAGGCCGCTGCCGGACTGTTTTTCAAGCGTTCTCAGGTGGGCGACTACGTGAGCTTTGTACCCGACGACGTCATCGAGTGGGTAAGGTGCTGGGACTTGGCCGCCACCGAGAAGACCGAAAACGGCGACCCGGCCTTCACCGCCGGCGTCCTGATGGGAAAGCGGAAGAACGGGCGCTACATCGTGGCGGACGTTGTGAACAAGCAAATGAGCGCGTCCGATGTGCGGCAGACCATCAAGCACACCGCACAGCAGGACATCGCCAAGTATAAGCGCGTCAAGATCAGGCTACCCAAGGACCCCGGTCAGGCAGGAAAAGAGCAAGCTGAGTCGTACATCAAGTTCCTTGCAGGCTTCAATGTCGTGACCGTCGCAGAAACCGGCAGCAAGGAGGCCAGAGCGGAGCCTATGGCGGCGCAATGGCAGGCCGGCAACTTCGACATCCTGACCGGATCGTGGAACGAGGAGTACCTGCAACAGCTCGAAAACTTCCCCGATAGTAAATTCAAGGACATGGTCGACGCATCCGCCAACGCTTTTACAGAGCTGGAGACCAAGAACGTATTCGACCTGTCCAACCTGATTTGATGGAACTACCGAATGAAAGAGGTGTAATGAACGCATGAGTGATAGCAAACTCACTCAGATGGACCGCATCATGCGCTATGCGGATCTGATCCAGAAGCAGACCGGGAAAGCGGTCAGACCGTTTCGTGCTGACGGCTACGTCAACCTCATGAACCGGTATGGTACATCGAAAGACCCTGCTGAGCATTATCACTTTGAGCGCGAGCCGGACATCCCCGACGATGTACTCACGATGGTCTATGAGGGCAACGGTCTGTTTGCCAAGATCATCGACACGCCGGCCGAGGAAGCCATCAAGCACGGCTTCACGCTGAAGGATGTCTCCGACCAGAATGTGGAGGACTTCTACGTCGAAGCCCTCGACGAGCTGGACTGGGAGGAGATTGCCATGACCGCCATTCGCTGGGCACGACTGTTCGGCGGCTCCATCGCGGTCATGCTGATTAACGATGGCGGCAGACTGGAAGACCCGCTGAACTGGCGGAACATCAAGTCGATTGATGACATCCGCGTGTACGAGCGAGCCATCGTCCAGCCTGACTACCAGAGTATGTATTCGTATGATCCGAGCGACCCGTTCCGCACGAGAGGCTCCCGGCTCGGTATGCCTGAGTTCTATCAGGTGACCAGTCGGTACGGCAACTTCACCGTGCATGACAGTCGCTGCCTCGTTTTCCAAAACGGCATCCTTCCCGAAAACGCGACGAACTCCCTGTACCAGCTCTGGGGCATCCCGGAGTATGTACGCATCCGCCGCGCACTGAAGGACGCGGAGCTGGCGCATGAAAGCGCACCGAAGCTGCTTGACCGCTCCGTTCAGGCCATCTACAAGATGCAAGGCTTGTCCTCACTCTTGGCTACGGAGCAGGGCGAGAATCAGGTACTCCGCCGCCTTCAGGTCATCGACATGGCGCGTGGTATGCTGAACAGCCTCGTCATCGACGCAGACGGCGAGGACTACGACTTCAAGACGTTCCAGTTCAACGGCATCACGGACGTCGTATCGGCAAGCTGCAATATGTTGTCTGCCATCACGAGCATCCCGCAGACAATTCTGTTTGGTCAGGGAGTTGGCGGGATGTCCTCCACCGACGACACTTCGATGGAGAACTACTACAACTACGTCGAGCGTATTCAGAAGCGTATGCTGCGGAGCAATCTGCGGTATTTGCTCTCGATCATCTTCCAAGCCGGACTCTACACCGGCGAGGTAGACGAGGTGCCGAAAATCAATGTCGAGTTCAACCCACTATGGTCTATGACTGACAGCGAGCAGGCAGACCTCGACCAGAAGAAAGCAGCGACCCAGCTCACGAAAGCCCAGACCGTACAGGCGTATGTCTCTATGGAAGCCATCGACCCGTCCGAGGTCAGAAAGAAACTGGCCGACAGCGACGAGTTCGACGTGGAGACAATGCTGGATGAATACGAAGACGACGAGGACCTGTTTGCCAATATGCAGGCTATGGAGGGCGAAGAGAATAGCCAGAACCCTGCGGAAGGTCAGCCGACTGAGCAGGGCGGCGCGACTCCGACGGAGGAAGGCGCTGCTGACTACGCCGAAGAAGTTGACGTCAAGGAACACGACACCGACCCCGGCAAGAACGGCTCCGCATCTCCCGCTGCCGCACCTGCTGCGACCAAGCTGCCGCAGGATATGAGCGAAGAGGAGAGGGCAGAGGCTGCAAAGGCATCGCAAAACCCCGCTAAAAGGCCGGGAAACAGTGTTCAGGGGGACGGTGATACATCTTCATCCCCTGATGACCTCAAGGCTGGTGTGGGCGTTATTGTGGTCAAGGACGGCAAGATCCTGACCGGCACCAGAAAGACTGACTTTGGGTACGGCTTGATCTGCGGACCCGGAGGCCACATCAAGGTCGGCGAAACGCCAACTCAGGCAGCGTTCCGCGAGACTGAGGAAGAGTTCGGCATCAGCCCGAAGGAATTGACACCGTTAGGGCGCGGACCGGCTGAGCCTGACACTGAAATTCGGCCGTACATCTTCCTGTGTACGGACTACGAGGGCGAGCCGAATTGCGTAGATCGCGAAATGGCCGACCCGACATTCCACACGATGGAGGAGCTGGAGCAGCTCAGACCGTCCATGTTCCAACCGTTCGCAGATGATGTCACTCTGATGAAAGCTATCGCAAGTGGGGAGGCTGAGCCAGAAGGCTTCGCCCCTTTTGATGAAGATGGCGGACCCGGTAGCGGCAATCATGGGCACAAGGGAGTCGAAGGGCAGGTCGGTGGTTCTGCTCCGGGCGGAGACAACCCGCTGACCGCCAGAGGACCGATTAAGGACAGGCTCAAGAAGCTCGGGCATTCGCAAGAGAGCATTGATCGGGCAAGGGCACTGTTCGATAAGCACTCCGGCAACAGCGGCAGCGACCAAGCTGAGGCTGACGCTGAAATCGCCAAGCACATCTCTGACAATGATGACATCGGCAAAATGCTCAAGGACAAGGCTCAGATGGAGTCTCAGGTCTGGAGAGACCAGATTGCCGATGCGAACGTGAAAGCGAAGCAGCACTACGAGGAGGAGCTGGACGATATTCGGCAGATGATTCAGCCCGGAGGTGCGCTTTCCAACTACACCGAAGACGACCTGAAAGACCTTGGTATGTGGCCGAAAGAACCGGAAGCGACAGAACCCAAGTTCTACCGCAAGGGCGGAATGGATAAGGATGTGCTGGCATTCACGACTGACCCGAACGGTGCGAATATGTCGCACCTGACCAGCGGCGAAAGCGGGAGCATTGGAAGCGACCAGCAGTTCACACTCGACCAGATGAAAGAGATGGGCTATCTGCCTATCGCTGGCATTCAGTCGATGGATGTCGGGCAGGTAGGCGAGAGCGAGGTGCTGTTCGCCAGATTTCCTCATGCTGACAGCGATGCAGCGGAAGTTGACGGAGGCCCCGGTTCCGGAAATTTCGGACACGAAGGCAGAGCTGGAGAGGTGGGAGGTTCCGCCCCGGACGGCTCCGCTGATAGCAAGAAATCCACCGAAAAGACTGCGAAGCTCAAGGAAGGCTTCAAGCACCTGAAGCCGAACCAGAAGTACGCATACATCAGCCGTTCTGGGGTCGTCCCGAAAGGCGAGCTGGAGTCTTTGAAAGAGGGAATCCGCACCGGCGATCAGACTTCAATGGATAAGCTGGCTGAATACGAGCAGATGTACTTCGACAGCGCCGAATACGGAAGAACCGTAAAAACGCTGGACGTGGAAATGCGCGATGAAGTGGCAGCTATGTCCGATGCGGACGCTGCGGCATGGGCGCAAAAGTCGATGGATAGGCAGCTCGAATCCCACGAAGGATGGGCAAACCAGTACAGCGCTGCCCAGAAGGTCGCCATTGACATGGCTGTGTGCGAAACGCCACAGGTCGTGAGCCGCGAGGACTTCGATAAGTATGTCAAGGACAGTGGCGCGGTTGTCTGCTATCGAGGCGTCAAGGACATCGACAGCATGACCGGCGAGAATATGCAGTTCCAGATGGCGTACAACACACAGGAACCGTACTTTGGAGACGGCATCTTCGGTGACGGCCTGTATTTCTCCACCCGCAAGGACACGGCAGAAAGTTACGCCGGCAGAGCGGAAATCTCGACCTGCGCGGTAAGACCGGATGCCAAGATTCTCGAATATGGCAGTCCAGAACACGACAAAGCCAAGAAACGTGTGCAGACTACGGATGACTCCGTTGCCGCCCTCTGTTCCGGCTATGATGTCATCCATAAGAAGCAAGGAAGCGACGAAGACTATTACGTCATCCTGAACCGTGCGGCTCTGGTGATGGTAGACCCGGTTGACGACCTTGCCGACGTTGCGATCAAGACGTCCGAAAGGAACGCTGCGAGAGGCGACGAAAAAACTATGGATTTCGAAGAAAAAACTCTTGACTTTTCAACGCCCGCGAATACGATAAAGTCAAAGGGAACCTCGGAAGACGGTGGACCCGGCAGCGGGAACCACGGTCATAAGGGAGTTCCCGGTCAGGTTGGCGGGTCACTGCCTGCCACAACGGCAGAAGCGCTGAAAGAAGCTATTGCCACGGGAAGCATCAGTACGAAGTTGAGCCGCTCCAAGCAAAGCAAGCACAAGAAAGGAACGGCGAAGTACAACAATGCTATCGCAAAGGGAAACCACGTCAGCTATATGACCGTGGACGATGACGAGATCGAGTCCATTGTCAAGACTAAGTCTGGCACAGGGAAGCCCTACGGCGGCGGTCAGCACTTCAAGGAGACCGTGGATGCAGGCAAGCCGGTCGGCGTTTACTTGAATGAACGCGGTGAAGAAAAGGAAACCACGCGAGTCACGATTCACTACGGCTCCAAGGATTGTCACGTTGTTCCTGCATCGCCGAAGAAAGGATGATTTCACATGGCTGACGCCATTCTGCTGAAGATGTCTGACGGATGTCAGCGCAATGTTACTCTCGTCTACAAGGACGGGAGACGGGCGAAGGGGTTTATCGACACCTACGAATCTCGCTACGACAATGATGGCGAGGCGTCTGTATGTTTTGCCGGCGAGAACGGCGATATGCTCATTGTTGAAGAACATGAGCTTGAGGACGTCATCGTAGAAGCGTAAAAGCGTACACGCTTGTTGTGGCGGAATAGGTAGACGCGGCAAGGGTATGCGGTTTTGGCAAGCCCAGCACATCCAGACCTATTGGGGTTAAGTAGCTACCTCGGACGGGAATAAAGCACGTTGGAAGTTGCCCCAGAGCTATGCGAGGTGCAAATCCTCGCCAACAAGCTATTTCAGGAGGAAAAGACATGGTCAACGAAGCCAATATCCATCGCTATGCGACGAACCTGTTTGCGTATCCGACTGGATACTTCGATCAGCACACCGCGGAGGAGCTGCGTATCTCTGAGGAAGACCGTCAGGAATTGATCCGGCTTCACGGCGAGCGGAAAGACACTGGTTCCGACCAGAAACGTGCAGACCGCATCAAGGAGTTTGAAGCAGACTTCTTTGCGTGAGCGACCCGATTCCAGCGATTACAGCGACCCCATAGCTATCAATCCCACACGGGCGTCCGCCCAGCGGTTTTAGGCGCCCTCTCAGGGGAAGCGAATAGGAAATGAGCAGAACAGCCATCCGGCTGCTCTGCTTTTTTCATGCCAAAAGGAGGGCGACCGCAATGGTTGGCATCAGTGGTCCGACGACGAAGGCTTTGTCGGAGCCATCAAGCGGTTCATGGTATTCGAGTGGATGCCGGGGCGCTTAAAGGCAGTCTATTACGTCTGACAAGGGCAAGGTCACTGAAAATACCTCGCCAAAACGCCATAAATGAGCAGGAAAGGGGGCATAGGGGTTGAACAATATCCAACACCACCTGATAGTCAAAGACGCGGTAAAGGGCAAATTCAGGGGCAATAAGGCATTGCGTGGAAAGACGACCCCGATGTACCCCGACAGCGCAGAGCGCGAGTTCCGCCGCATCACGAATGCCTATATGCGGCTGTTGAACCAGACTCTCAAGGAACACCTGCCTGATATGATGGCAGCCTATAAGCGGGAGCGGCATGGCGACTCTCGCTTCGACGATGCACAGGACCTCGATATGGAGGTCAGGCAGGAACTGATGAAGGTAGCACAGGAGCTTGAAAAGAAACTGGCTGCCTACGGGCTGTACGATGCGGTCGAGAAGATTGGCCGCCTAACGAAATCGACGTCGCTCCGAGAGTGGAAGCGGGCGGTCAAGGAAACGCTTGGCATCGACCTGTTGGACGACTACTACAAGGGCGATTTCTATGAACAGGCGCTCCGTCGCTGGGTCGATGAAAACGTACAGAAAATCAAGACGATACCGAATGATTCTCTGGACTCCATGCGGCAGATCATTCTGGACGGCTACAAGAAAGGCCGTTCCATTCGGGACATCTCCACTGACATCCAGAAGGAGTACAACGTCTCGAAGCACAAGGCTCAGATGTTCGCCCGAGATCAGGTGGCGACGCTGAACGCCCAGATCACGAAGCTCCAGCAGCAGGACGCTGGGTGCAATCGCTACCGCTGGTCGACATCACACGATGCGAGAGTGCGTGATTGCCACCGTTCCCTCGACGGCAAGACCTTTAGCTGGGACGAACCACCGGAGATGTGGTACGAAACAAAGAAGTCCGGCAAGGTTTATACCGGCCGGCGCTGCCATCCCGGAGAGGATTACTGCTGCAGATGTGTAGCTATCCCCGTGTTCGATCTGGACACGATCAATGTGCCGTTGAAGGGGCAGGAGGATAAGTGAGATGGAAGAGAAGGAGAAAATCAAGGTCTTCGTCGATATTCAGAATGGGAAGACCGTCTGCATTTGCAGGCGTTCCAATAAGAAGTGCGGCAAGAAGTGCGAACCCGATGTAGTCGAGCGAGACCGCTTCGCTGACTGGGAGAGTGCGTTCCACCGCGACAAGTATGGACGGTGAGAACCGGCATCAGAAAGGCGGAATGCACATGAACAACACGGAGCGGAGAAGCCGCGATGCCACTGCGCTGTCTACCGGACCTCCCGGCAGATGGGAAATCCAGAAGAAAGGAAGGAATGCAGAGTGAAGAACGCATACGGTATCAGTTCTCTGGCGAGACAGCTCAAAGCTGTTGCTGAGAAGCTCGACTCTCTTGCGATGGGAGTGCAGGACGTGGAGCAGAATGCTCCTGATCTGACCGGCGTGTACCAGAATCTCCTGCTTGACGAGGTCGAGCACGTTCAGATCCTGACGCTGGAGATTACCAAAGCGGTTGCGGAAGCGACTGAACCGAGCGAGACCAACGCCGATGAAGGCGGCGGCAGCGTATTCGGCCCCGGCGACCTCACGGACGATAAGTCCAAGAAGCCGCTGGAAGAGCCTGCTGAACCCGACCAGAAATGAGCGGGCGAGGCGACACTACTCCGAGAGGAGGTGGGTCTGCAAGCATGACCCCGAAATTAACCCAAGTGATCCGTCTGGACAGCTTACCGCTCGGCCAGACGTCTTTCACTCCCGAAGGCTACCTGAAGGACAGGCCGATCCTGACCAGCACAGGTATCTTCGAGTACACCAACTCTGACGGTTCCGTCAGACGGGAGCTTCGACTCCCGGAGGATGTTTTCGACCCTGAGAGCCTTGCCTCGTACAAGGGCAAGCCCATCATCATCACGCATGATGCCGGAATGGTAACGAAAGACAATGTCCAGAAGTTCCAGATCGGCACCATCCTGACAGAGGGCTATCGCAGCGGGGAGGACGTCCGGGCTGAGATCGTTATTCACAACACCGACGCAATGAAGGATTGCGGGCTGAAGGAGCTTTCGCTCGGATACAGCCTCGATCTGGACGAAACGCCGGGTGTGTGGAACGGGCAGCGATTCGACGCGATCCAGCGGAACATCCGCATCAATCACCTTGCTTTGGTCAGGGAGGCCAGAGCAGGCGATCAGGCACGGTTAAATATTGATGGCCGTGGCGCTGAAAACACTCTTAAAGGAGGAAAAGTTATGAAGAAGACTCCCAAGAATGCTCGTGCTGATGGCGTTCTGTCCCCGGAGGAACTCCAGAAGGCCATCGAAGAGTACAAGGCTCGCCGCGCTGCTAAGGCGGCACCTGTCACCGATGGTGACGAACCCGCGAAGGAGGCCACTCCTGATGTTGGTCCTACCGTTCCTGCTTCCGACAGCGATGATCTTATCACCCCTGCCGATCAGGACGAACCCACCATCGAGGAGCAGTTGGCTGAGATCAAGGAGAACCGCGACCGCCGCGATGCCGAGGGTGACCCCGAGGATGTCGAGGCTGCCAAGACCTTGATCGAGGATCAGGATGACGACATCGGCATCCTGTGCGACATCATCGACACCCTGCTGGCCCAGAAGGAGTTTGACGAGGGCGAACCCACTCAGGAACCCGTTCAGGAACCCGAGGCGGAGCCCGTTGTCAAGGCTGCTGACGGTGATGACGAATGCACCACCGAGCAGGACAGTGAGGATGATGACATCCCCAATTCCACCGCCGCTGACGAATCCCTGATGAACGCCGACTCTATCGACGCCATCGTGCGCCAGCGCATCCAGCTCGGCATGGTTGGCCGTTCTCTGAACCTCGACGGTCTTGAGAGCATGAGCATCATGCGGGCTAAGAAGGCGGTCATCGCCGCTGTTCGTCCCAACATGAGACTGGACGGCAAGAGCGCCACCTTCGTCAATGCTGCTTATGAGATGGCTGCTGCCGAGGTCACCGCTCGTTGCTCCAGCTCCGTTCCCATTCAGAAAAAGCAGATGTTCAACAAGGACTCCCGCACTGCAGGAGCCAGCGGCACCGGCGATTCCTCCGTCAACGCCCGCAAGCGCATGATGGATCGCATGATGAACAACAAGAAGGAGGACAAGTAAATGAGTGCTCAGACCCGTTACGGCTATTCCAGCCCCATTGGTGCTGCCGGCGGCATTGTCGATCTGGCTCCTTACGCCATCGACGCCTTCCTGAACGAGGAAGACACCGGCAAGATGCAGTTTGGCATGGGCGTGGTCACCGGCGCTAAGAAGGGCGTTGGCATCAAGCTGCCTGTCAAGGAAAGCACTGCTGCGAACTTCGAGGGCGTGACCACCAACCGCCGTACCACCGAGTACGACGTGGAGGGCGACCTGAAGCTGCGTAAGGCTGCGACCATCGGCGTCATGCGTTATGGCCGCATCTACGTCCGCGTTGCCGAGAACGTCAAGCCCGGTTACGGCGATAGCCTGAACCTGATCGTTGATGGCAAGGAGGCTGGCTGCTTCACCAACGCAGCTTCCCAGACCGAAGGCTCCACCACCATCGCTGTCAAGGGCCGTTTCCTTGGCGGCGTGGATGCCAGCGCCCAGATTGCCGCCGTTGAGCTGTTCAACGAGGCTCAGGCGTAAGAGAAGGAGGAAAGAACAATGGCTAAAAATCAGCACACTCGCTATGACAGCACTGAGATGATGTCCCTGCTGGGCTCCGCCATCCCTGCTGCCATTATGGCTTCCGAGGGCACTCACTTCGACAGTGCGGAGGACGCTTCTGTGTTCTTCGCCCGCGAACTCGACTTCGTCAAGACTCAGTCTTACGATGTCGAGTACCCCGAACTGACTGCTCTGAGTCTGTTCCCCATCAGCTCCGAGGTTGATCCCGGCGCTGAGACTGTGACCTACTACACCTACGACCGTAACGGCGTGGCGAAGGTCATCGACAACTACTCCACCGACCTGCCTCGCGCAGACGTGAACGGCAAGCCCAGCTACGCTCAGGTTAAGTCTCTGGGTGACAGCTACGGCTACTCCGCACAGGAGATGCGCGCTTCTCGTCTGGCTGGCAAGTCTCTGGATGCTCGCAAGGCCGAGGCTGCCCGCCTCGCCATCGACACCATGAACAACCAGATCGCATGGCGCGGCGACGAGGACTCCGGCCTGATGGGTGTTCTGTCCTCCGAGCAGAACATTCCTCTGTACGCCATCACCGCTGGCGCTGGCGGCAAGACCAAGTGGACTGAGAAGACCGCTGACGAGATCCTGATGGACGTCAACGGCATGGCGAAGCAGGTCGCTAAGGTGACCAAGAACGTCGAGCGTCCTGATACCCTGTGCGTTCCCGCCGAGGTCTACATGGACATTTCCACTCGCCGTATCCCCGACACCACCGCTACGGTGCTGAGCTTCATTCTGGAGCACGCTCCGTACATCAAGAACGTCGTTTCCACCGCCGAGCTGGATGCCGACTCCGTCGAGACCAACCCCTACGCCAAGGAGGAGGACGGTCAGGGCGTGGCGTTCCTGTTCAAGAACGACAAGCGCAAGCTGTCTCTGGAGATCCCGATGCCCTTCTACCAGTATCCCGCTCAGGTGCGGAATCTGGAGACCGTCATCCCCTGCGAGGCTCGCACCGCAGGCGTGATCGTCTACTACCCGCTGTCCGCTCTGATTGCGGTCGGCGTCTGCTGATTCTGATTTTTTGCGCGGAGGGGATACCGATTGGTATCCCCCCCTGCCAGTTTACGGTATCCGCCGCATAGCGGCGCACTACGAAATGGAGGTTAAGTAGCATGAAACTGAAGAATACGAGCGTGAAGGTTATCAACATCGGGACGAAGGTTCTGATGCCAGGTGCCGAGATGGACGTCTCCAAGGAGATTGCCAACCTGCCCGCTATCCACGCGATTGCCAGAATGGGGCTCCTGACAATCGAGGACAACGACGCTGTCGAGGCTGCTGCTAAGGCAAAGGCTGAGGCAGAGGCAAAGGCTGCTGCTGAGAAGGAAGCCGCAGAAAAGGCTGCCGCAGAGGCTACCAAGGCCGCTGAGGAAGCCAAGGCGAAGGTAAAGACCGAGGCTGCTACTCAGGCAAAGGCTGAGGCAGATAAGAAGGCAAAGGAGCAGAAGTAAGGAGTGAGCGCCGTGGAGAAGGTCATCGCGTACATCCGTCTGATTGGCACGGAGTTCAACAGCATTGCTGACGATAAGCTGAACCTTTGGATCGAGATGCTTCGCCCGATGGTCAGCCGGAAGCAGTTCGATAACCTGTATGAGCAGGCTCTTGCCTATCTCGTCTGCCACAAGCTGAAGATGGCTGGTAACGGCGCGAACCCGCTTGGAGATCTGGGTGCTATCGGCATCGGTTTCGCTGTTGGAAGCGTGTCCGAGGGCGGGAGCAGCATCAGCTTCGGGGCGAACCAGAGTTCCAACCTCGCAACGGATGCCGAACTCGGTCTAACCGCATATGGTGTCCAGTTTCTCCAGATCCGCCGCATGGTCATCGTGCCGATCCATTGCAGAGGGGAGAGCGAATACTACGACGAAGCCCACGCCGATGAAGCCCCGAACCAGACCGTCCCTGTGGCGACAGAGACCAAGCTGGGAGGCGTCATGGTACGCCCCGGATCTGGCCTGAAAATCGGAGAGGATGGTTCGCTTATGCTCGACGACGAGCAGGGGGGCTGACATGGCATTCGGCTTTACAGACCTGACACCGGAAGGCAAGCGGTATTTTCAGGAGCTGAAGAAGCTCGCAGAGATGGAGGTCGTGGTCGGATTTCAGGAAGGGCAGGCTTACGAAGACGGCACCTCGATGGCTGAGGTTGCCGCGTACAACGAGTTCGGCTCGTCTGATACACCAGCGCGACCGTTTATGAAGCAGAGCTTCGAGAAGCGAGAGAAGGAGCTGCAAGCCGCCTGCGATCAGGTGAATACCGCACTGTCCAAAGGCGATACAGCAGAACACGCCCTGAACCAGCTCGGCGTCATTACGAAGGGCATGGTACAGGAGGAAATCGCCAGCGGGGATTTTGCCCCGAATGCACCATCAACGGTTCGGCAAAAGGGGTCTGAACAGCCGCTGATCGACACCGGCACGATGCGGCAGTCGGTCAACTACGTTGTCAGAAAGGCGGGTGCGGGACGTTGAACATCACGATTTTCAACAAGAAATACTGGGTGAGACACTTCGGAGAGCCGAAAAACGTCCGCGGATATATCACGAACGGCATGGAGGATCGCGTGGTCAGCCTGCACGTCCACCCGCTCAGCACCGACCAGATAAAAGCACTGCCCGAAGGCGAGCGAAAGCTGAAACGGCTGGAGGCTCACGGAACGGACGTGCTGGTGGTTGCCGATGAAGCGGCCGGAACGAAGGGCGACCTGCTGTTCTACATGGGTGACTGGTACGAATGTGTCAACGCGCAGCAGTGGGATCATACGCTGCTCAGCCACCTGAACTACCAGTTTGTGCTTGTGCCGAAGGACGCTTCTCGCTCTATCGACACGGAGAACCCGCCCGAAGGCGACCCGAACGTGGCGACCGAGCCGGAGTACCCGTGGTTGCAGAAAGCGCCCGTCGCGTCTTCCGACTCTCTCGGATTCGTCAAGATCCCGGCTGATTCCGGCCTTCAGATTGACGAAGACGGCTACCTGTCCCTGAAGAAAGGCGGTGAGACACCGTGAGAGTGATGCGAGCTAAGGCGCTGTTCCAGCAGCTTACCGCCAGCTACTTCGCCGGCGCGAATGTTGTGTTCTCCAATCAGAGCAGAGCGGCAAAGCAGAAGCAACCGCTGGTAGTGCTCACGGTTGGCAACTTGAACCGTCCGGCTACGCCGAACTACTCGACCGTCAATGGCGTCGTAGTAGGAAACTACCTGTCGCGGTTGCCTATCACGGTAGACCTGTTCACGAACGGAGTTGCTGTGGTTGATCCCGATACCGGCAGGACGGTCGCCTACGAGGACAATGCTCTTGACGATATGCTGTCGTTCGCGGACTTCCTGAACTCGGAGCATACCGTCCACTGGAGTCACAACCACGACGTTGCCATCGTAATCGACGGCGATGTCCTGAACATGACAGGACTGGTGAACGACAACAACTACGAGTACAGGGCGCGGCTGTCGGTTCTGCTTTATTTCACCCAGAAAGCGGTCGAAGGCGCTGCCGTCCTCAGCGAGGATAGCATCGTCTATCCGACCGACGACCCCGAGAATCCGTACACGCCGGTTGAACCGGTTGAGACGGAAAGCCCCACGGGTGGATACAAGACCGACTACATCAAGAAGATGGAGGAGGCCAAGGTCGATCCCGTTTATCAGCCGACCGCCAGCGGCGGCGGCAGCGAAGAGCTGGCGCAGGAGAGTGTCGGCTACTTCAATGAAGCTGAAATCAAGGAGGAAAAGCTATGAGCAAGAACTATGACATGATTGCTACCGTGGACATCGACCTCGAAACCCCGCTGGTCGATAACACCAGCTTCAGCAATCTGCTCATTGTCGGCCCGCTTCCCAAAGTGACGCCGAAAAAGGCCCCTCCGAAGGTTGGCGCCTATTCGTCCATCGACGAAGTGGTCGAGGCCGGCTGGGAGACCAGCGGCGATGGCGCTGACCCTGTCGGAGTTGCCGCGCAGGTGGCGTTCGGCCAGAGTCCGACGCCCACCACCATCTACATCGCCCCGATCCAGACCGTCACAACGCCTGCCGAGGACGGCGAGGGCGAGGCAACCACCGCTCCCGAATCTGCCGTGGAGACACTGCGTAGAGCTATGGGAACCAGCGGTTGGTACGTTGTCTGCACCGCAGGCGTTGACAAGGCGGAGTATGAGGAGATCGCAGCGTACATCGAGACGCAGCGCAAGATGTTCGTCTATACCGAGCTGGATTGCTTCCCCAAGGCGGGAGAGGAGCGCGGTGAGGACGAGGATCTGGTAAAGCCCTCTGTCGGCACGGTCTACTTCCGCACTGTCGGCGTATATGGCCGCGTGAGCACCGATCAGACTGACGAGGAGATCCCGGAGGCAAACAAGTATCTGAACGTGGCGTTCACCGCTAAGTGGCTCAACTACTCTTCCGGTAGTGAGACCGGCGCGTTCAAGACGCTGACTTCGGTGTATCCGTCTGAGCTGAGCACCACCGAGATGAAAGCTCTGGAGGCAAAGAACCTCTGCTTCTTCATCACGGTCGGGAACAAGAACATCACCATGAAGGGCATCACCGTCGGCGGCGAGTGGGCGGACATCATCCGCTTCCGCGACTGGCTCCAGAACGATATGCAGCTTCGTGTGGTGAACCTGTTTATCACCAACCCGAAGATCCCGTACACGGACAATGGCATCGCTCTGGTGCAGAACCAGATGATCGCTTCCCTGAAGGCGGGTCAGGATGCTGGCGGCGTGGCAGAGAGCGAGTTCGACAAAGATGGCAACGAGATCCCCGGCTTCCAGACCTCTGTTCCTCTGGCGTCCAGTCTGTCCGCGTCCGAGAAGGCGTCCCGAAAGCTGACGAAGTGCAAGTTCAAGGCCAGACTGGCTGGTGCGATCCACTTCGCAGAGATCAAGGGCAGCCTGACCTACTCGCTGTAAGGAAGGGAGGACGTAACTCATGGGTCAGATCAAGACTTACAACCCGAAGGAAGTCACGATTGCCTTCGGAAACCACATCGTCACCGGTTATGCCGACGACAGCTTCATCACCATCGACCCGAACGGCGATGGTGTTACTAAGAAGGTCGGCTGTGACGGCGAGATCGTCCGCAGCGTCAGCCCTGATGATACCTGCATCGTCAAGGTGACTCTGCTCCAGACCTCGGAGACCAACAGCTACCTTCAGGCTCGCCTGAATCAGGACCGGAAGACCGGCGACGGTATGTTCCCCGTCCTGATTAAGGACCTGAAGGGCGGCATGGTGTTCAGCACCGATGCCGCGTGGCCTGCCAAGCCCGCTTCTCGTGGCTACGGCAAGGAGTCCAACAACCGTGAATGGGAGCTGCACACCGGCTCCGCCATTCTGGAGGAATAAGACAATGCTGAGGGAGCTGCCTGCGGTTGCGGGCAGTTCCCTCATGCCTCGGCTACGAGGGGGGGAGGTATTTTACATGAAACGCATGGAACGGACTGAGAAGGTCATCGGCGAGAACACGTTTTACATCGTGCCGTTCGCCGCATTTACCGCAACGAATATCAGCGCAGAGCTGTCTGCGGTTCTGTCCCCGATGCTTGGCTCTATGGGCGCCATGATCGGGAACATCGACGCTGAAGCTGCTATGCGAGCAGCCAGTCAGCCGTCTTTCAACACCGGCAACGAAGCGGAGGAGGACCGCGGCGTAACGGCATCCGACATCATGAACATGGATATGGAGAAGGTGCTGCCGGCTCTGGCATCTGCCTTCGGAAGTTTGTCCGGCGACCGGTTGGAACGCCTGATGCGGCGTCTGCTGGTCGATAACAAGAACATCTCCGTTGAAGGAGAAATTACTGACGGGCGCGTCGTCACGCTTGACAAGGATCTGGCAGACGAGGTGTTCTGTGGTGACATTCAAGATATGTTTATCCTCTGCTACGAGGTCATCAAGGTGAACTTTAGCGGTTTTTTCAAGAAACTCGGCGTCCAATTTGGACGCCAGCTTCGAGCTATCGCGAAGGAGAAGGAGAAATCGAGCGATACGGAAAGCTCGACCTGACCCAGTTCAGCGAGCTGGAGCTCCGGATGTACGCGCTTATCAAAGCGAAGATAGCATCGAAGTCAGAATTGGAAACCGTTTATACCCTCGACGAAGCCTTGAAGCTATATGCTCTGTACCGCATGGATCAGGACATCGAGCGCGGTAGAGCCGAGGAAATGCGTCGGGAGACGCGAGATAGATAGTCGAAAGCGAGGTGATGGCTGTGACGGTAGCTGAGTTCTTCAACAAGGTCGGCTTCAAGGTCAATGAAGGCGATGTCAAGAAGGTAAATAATACGATCAGCGACATCAAGAAGACCGCTACGAAAGTGCTCGGTGCTATCGGCATCGGCCTCAGCCTTACGGCTGTAAACTCTCTGGTCGAAGAGTTCGGGCGTGTGAATGAGCAGATCAAGAATTCCACCGCTGCACTTGGGGATCAGGAAGAGATTCAGAAAAAGATTTTGAAGTCTGCCCGCGATACGCGCAGCAGCTATGCAGCGGCGGCGGGCGTCATCGCCGATCTCGTCCATGAAAGCCCGGATTTGTTCGGGAATATCGACGAGGCGGTCAAGTTCAATAACGCGGCCACGATGCTGTTCAAGTCCGCCGGTAAAACAAACGGTGAGATCGCCGGTCTGATGGAAGCCATCAACAAGTCCTTCGCAAAGGGATACGTTGACAGCGAGACTATGAGCCAGCTTTTGGAGAAATCACCAGAGGCAGTAGAACTGCTTAACAAGCATCTCGGAACGACATCCGATAAGTTGGAGGAGCTTGCATCCTCCCGTTCGATGACGGTCGCCGATCTAAAGGCCGCGTTTCTCAACAATGCAGATGCCATCGAGGAGAAGTTTGGCGGTGTCCAGTACAGAATTACCGATGCCCTGACCGTTGTACGAAGCGAATGGGGGCTGTGGCTTGCGCAGATGGATTCCACGCTTGGTATCACGAACACGGTGGCTCGGGCGATTACCAAAGTCTCCGACATCGCACTCCGCGCAGCCAACCGCGTCCGAAACGCGGTGCAGTGGTTGAGCGATAAACTGGGTGGCAGCGAAAAGCTGTTAAAACTCCTGACCATCACAGTTGGGGCGTTCCTCATAGCGAGCAAGGCTAATAAGGTGATCGACTTTCTGAAGAACGCTGGCTCACTCCTTGGGAAGATTAACCTCAAGGTCATTGCAATCGCAGCAGTTATCATTATACTGGCGCTGCTGATTGAGGACTTCGTGAACTTCATGCAGGGAAATGACTCCCTGCTTGGCGTGATGCTAGAAAAGGCTGGTATCGACGCCGACAAGGTGCGTGAGACCATCAAGAACGCATTCCAGAAGGTCAAGGACTTCCTCATTACGACATGGGGTAGTATCAAAGCGGCGCTCACAACAGTCTGGAATACACTCAAGACCGTCGCTACGACCATCTTCGGCGCACTCCAACGGTTCTGGGAAAAACACGGCGAGCAGATCATGACCGCGCTCGCTAATATCTGGACTGGCATCAAGGAACATCTGATTTTGGTGTGGGACATTATCAAGACGGTGGCGGTGGCCGTATTCGAGGGACTCAAGAAGTTCTGGGATACATGGGGCGAGTCGATTCTTGCAACATTTGAGGCCATCTGGAATGTCATCAAGACTGTGTTTGGAACCGCGTTTGACCTGCTGGTTGACCTGTTTGCTGCATTCTCTGCACTGTTCGCGGGAGACTGGGAAGGCTTCTGGGAGAATATAAAGCAGTATTTCGCAGACCTCTGGAATGGAATACTGAATCTTCTCGGCACCGTCATGAGTGGAATCTTGAATGTGATCAGTAGCATATGGTCGGAGATTTGGGAGATTATCTCCAACATCGCAACCGGAATCTGGGAGGCCGTGACGACCGCGTTCACGAATATGTGGAATGGCATCACGACGACAGTTGGAAACATCAAGCAGTCCATCGTGGATGGCTTCACTGCCGCTATCGACTGGATCAAGGGCTTGCCCGCTCAGGCTCTGCAGTGGGGTGCAGACATCATCCACAACATCGTTGCCGGCATCAAGGGTGCTGCCGACAAGGTTGGCGAGGCTGTGAAGGGCGTAGCCGACAAGATCAAGGGTTTCCTCGGATTCTCGGAACCAGAAGAAGGTCCGTTGAGTGACTTCCACACCTATATGCCGGACATGATCGACTTGATGGCGCAGGGCATCTCCGCCGGAAAGGAAAAGGTCCGTGGCGCACTGGAAGCCTTGACCGGCGATATGTCCCTGATTGCCAACGTCGGAACTGTGTCGCCTACCACTGCAGCATCTACGGCAGGAAGCAGCAGCATCAGCAAGAGCATCGTGCAGAATGTGAATATCAACAACAAGTTCGAGGGCGACCGGGCCGGACAGCAGAAGTCCGCCACCGCCATGAAGAAGGCCGAAAGCGACATCACCAAAGAGCTCGCCCAAGGTCTGGCTTATGCAAGGTGAGGTGAGATAGATGTCTAAGGCGAGGCAACCTGTTTCAGTTGCAGGGATCGAGTTTGACGCCCTGATCTCCGAAAGCCGCACCTACGAGGCAAGCGTACCGGAGTATGCCGTTGAAAGCGGTGTGATGGTCAGCGATGACATCATTCTCGGGTCCGAAAAGCTCGACATGACGCTTTATCTCACCGACACGCCGGTCACATGGCGCGGCCATGCAGGGAGAGGTAGGGTCGAAGCGGTTGTTCAGCAACTCGAAGAACTGTACTACACAAAATCGCCGGTCACGGTAGTCACGTCGGAAAAGACTTTCACAAGCATGGCGATCATCAGTATTACCATCAGCAAGAGCTTTGAGACTGGCTACGCGCGAGAGATCCCGATCTCCTTCCAGAAGATCCGCGTCACCACCGCCAAGACGACCTCGATCCCAGCCAGTTACGGACGCAGTGGAAATACGCAAGCGGCCGCCGGTACAGCCAACACATCTAGCAGTGGGAACACTGCTGGGAATGGAGGTTCCGGGTCCTCTGGAGAGAAGGGGAGCAAATCTAGTATTCTCTATAGTGCCGCTAAAGGTATTGGGCTGATTCAATAAGGGAGGACGACAGCATGACGTTCATTGAAGTTCCTGACATGAATGATAGTATGTCCCGCATCGTCCTGAATGGAAAGGCGTATCTGGTTCGCTTCACATGGAATGAAGCCGGAGGCTATTGGAAGTTCGGTCTGTATAACACGCAGAGTAAGCCAATCGTCATCGGTATCAAGATTGTTCCGCGGTATCCGCTCAATCTGTTCTATGGTGTGACTAAGCTGCCTGATGGTGTGTTCGGTGTGCAGACAAAGCTCACCCATATCGGGCGTCAGGATTTCATTGAAGGGAAAGCGCGGTTCATATTTTGTCCGGTTGAAATCGAGGAATGATGTTCTATGGACTGTCCTACGGAATGTCCGCAGGACAGTCCGCGGACAGTGACAGGACGCAACTGCGGACAGTCCGAGGAGACGACTGCGTGATAGCTGAATTTCTTGGATTATGGAAGCGAACCAAGCACAAGGCATAGAAGCCTTGTAGTAGACAAAAGACGGTTCTTCTGAACCGAATAGTGATGGAATTGACTGTGTTTCCGGTGAGTGAACCGCCTTTTCGGTATATCCAGCGGAACGTCCTAGGACATTCCTACGGACAATCCTATGGACTATCCGCGGACAATCCGCGGTAACCGTCACCGTCACCGTCACCGTCACCATTATAGAATAGATACTATCGTATCTATTCTTGTGCGTTCCAGAACGCACGCGTGTGTTTTCCAATGCGTTTTGAATGCGATTACTTCTCCGCTAAGCGGGGCTTACATAGAAGGGAGGCAGAGCCGTGAGCAACGCAAACTTTGATAGACAGTACCGGCTCGCCGCCGGAAAAGCGGGCGGTATGGGCTTTGAAATTGGGGAGACCTCCAAGAGCGAACCTGTCCCGCTGCACATCAACTTTTCCATCCAGAAGAGCGACCTTGAGACACAGAATACAGGTCGCGTCACGGTATGGAACCTGAATAAGCAGCACATTGCTGCACTGGACGAGAAAGACTGTGTGCTGTCGCTGAAGGCAGGATACGGAAACCGTATGCCTCTGATATTCGCCGGAATCGTCGCAAGTGCGACAACTTCTCTTGATGGCGCTGACCGAAAAACTGAGATTGAGGTGATCGACAACCTCGTTGAGATCCGCGATACCTACGTCACCATCTCGTACACCGGGAATGTCAACTGGAAGACCATCATGGACGATGTGGCGAACCAGATGGGCGTTGCGGTGACATACTCGTACAACGCGACTTTTGCCGACATCCCGAACGGCTTCAGCTTCGTCGGGCAGGCGAGAGACATTATGACGAAGGGATGCGCCTGCTGCGGCCTTGTTTGGAGTCTGCAGAACGGCGTCATGCAGATTAAGAAGCCCGGAGACACCATGAGCAGAGAAGTCTATGTCCTGTCCGAGGACTCCGGCCTGCTCGGCATCCCCGCACGAGTGACGGAAGCGGCTGCACAGGAAAGCTCTACTCCGGAAATCGGGTGGGATGTCGAATACTTCTTGAACGGGGCTATCAACATCGACGACTACGTCAAGCTGGAGAGCGAGAAGGTGACCGGATATTTCAGGGTGTATTCCATTGAGATGTCAGGTGACAATGTCTCTGGAGACTGGATATGCAAAGCGAGACTGAAAGAGGTGAGAGAAGAATGATGCAGGAGTTCGTCCAGCAGATTTCGGATACTGTCAAGCGCGGAATCCGCGGAATCCATACCGCTATGCCGGGGAAAGTCCTCGCATTTGACCCGGCAAAGTGCATCGCTACGGTTCAGCCCGCAATGAAGTTCAAGAAACCTGACGGAAAGACGATGGATTTTCCGCAGATCACTGGCGTCCCAGTGGTGTTTCCACAGGGGGATGGTCAGAACGCGGTGGTCGCGTTTCCGGTCAAAGCTGGGGATGGATGCCTGATCGTGGTGGCCGAGCAGAGCCTCGATTACTGGCAGTACGGGCAGGAAACAGATACGGACCTCGCATTTGACATGACGAACGCAATCTGTATACCCGGATTGTTTACAGAAGGAAACGACGCGGTGCAGACGGCCTGCGCAGAGAATGCGTTGGTGCTCAAAGCAGGCGGCACGGTTCTTAAGGTAGGTTCGGATGGCGTGACCATCACCGGAAAACTGACTGTGAGCGGAGAAGTGACCGGAAGCGGAATTTCACTCAGCACACACACGCACACAGGCGACAGTGGAGGTACGACCTCTGCCCCTGCATAAGTGATTCTAAGCCCCATTGTGGGCTTTTCTTTTTTGCTACCAAAGTACAACCACCGAGAGCAAAGGAACTGCTCCTAACGCGGTAGGTGGATTAGGCGACACTTTTAGGAGGAGGGAAGGACGTGCTGGACATCAAACTCAACGCTGATGGCGACTTGGATGTAAGTGCATTCGGCGACATCAGTACGACCGAGAGCGTACGACAGGCGGTACTGATCCGCCTCCGATGGATCTATGACGAATGGCGTCTTGGACCGGAGTACGGCTTCCCGTGGTTCGAGGAGGTGTTCGTCAAGAACCCGAACACCATCAAGATCAAACAGCTCGTTCGGGAGGAGATCCTGAAGGTGAGCGAAGTAAAAGCAGCCGAGGTGACGAAAGTGGACTATAACCCCGCCCAGCGCGAGGTGAGGTTCTACTATACCGTGAAGGTTGGAGAAGAGACTTACAGGGAGGAGGTAACACTGTATGGCTGATTACGGCTTGACCCCGCAGGGACCGAATATCAAGCGGCTCGATGTCATTCTCGATGAAATGCACAAGCAGCTCAGCGAGAAGTGGGGTGTGAACACGAAACAAAACCCGGAGTCCCTGCTGAACCATCTGCTGACGAATATCGCAGATCAGCTCGCGGAACTGTGGGAGTTCGGCGAGGATGTGTACCACTCTCAGTATCCGTCTACCGCAGAAGGCACAAGCCTCGACAACGCCGCACAGTACGGCGGCTCCACCCGCGAAACTGCTGCGAAATCGTACTACCCCATCCACTGTACCGGAACAGACGGGACCGTACTGGCGGCTGGTACGATGATCGCGTCCGACACCAATCCGAAGACGAACTTGTCCTTGACGGAGGCGAGGACGATCACCAGAACGTCCTTCAACCGAGCGAAGATCAAGATGACGACGACCGAGATGGATGACGCCTATACGGTTGCACTGAATGGAGACGTGTTCTCCTATGAACCGAAAGCGGAAGAACAGCCGCTCGATGTCCTGAAGGGACTGGCTGCTGCCATCACGAGCAAGGAGTTCACGACGGCGGTCGACGAGGTGAACGGACTGCTTCTGGTCGACGCGGTCGATAAGGCGTCGAACAATGTCCTGATCCTGAGCGAGAACCTGACCACGGAAACGGTGACCAGTATCGTGACCTTCGGAACGGTAGACACGGGAGACATCCTTCTGCCGGATGGCGTTATAACACAGATCGTCAAGGCAGACGCTGGTTTACTGGAGGTCGTCAATATGTGCGGCTATATCGCCGGACGCGACGAGGAAACGGATGTAGAGTTCCGACAGTCCTATGCGGATAAGATTTTCAACAGGTCGTCCATGATGCTTGAAAGCATCCGCTCCGCCATCCTGAACAATGTGCAGGGTGTTGTGAGCGTCGCGCCGTACGAGAATCCGACCAATGTGGAGGACACATACGGCAGACCGCCGCACAGCATCGAGATCGTGGTGGATGGTGGCGACCCTGTACAGATTGCAAAGCAGATTCTCGAAAAGAAAGCCGGCGGCATCCAGACCTACGGAGACGCCTCGGTCGTGGTGGCTGGCGCCTATGACGAGGACATCACGATCCGCTTCAACCGGCCGACCAAGATCTACACATGGTTCCATATTGGTATCACGCTGAACCCGTCGGAGGCTTTGCCTCCAAACTATGTCGATTTGCTGAGGAATGTCGTTCTGGAGAACATGAACAGCCTGAACGCTGGTCAGGATGTTGTACCCCAAAAGTTCATGGCACAGCTCTATAAGGCGTGTTCCGGAATCAGCTACATCGACATCAGACTCTACGCCACGGCCAGCTCTGCGGAACAGCCGTCCGAGTACCCCGACCGAAGCAAGAACATCACGGCACGGCAGCGGGCGTACACGACAGAGGCAATGATCGAGGTGGCGATTGATGGCTGATTATGTAGTTGCTCTGAAAAAAGACCTTGTCGAACAGTTCCGAGGCAAGGCGAATATCGAAGCCCTTGTGGAAGTAATCGGGGCGCAGTTCCAGCAGGTCTATGACTTCTACGATCAGCTTCGCTACAACAGAGATGTCTACACCGCCGTCGGGAAGAACCTTGACGGCGTGGGCGATATTGCTGTCCTGACCCGCATGGAGGCGGCTCAGATCGCCGGAGATCCGATACCGTTCGAGGTCATCGATGACGAGAGATACCGCCAGTACCTGATTTACAAGATCCTGAAGAACACCTGCGATTGCACCTACCCCGACATCATCAAGGCGTTCAGGATGTTTTGGGATAAGCCACTGTACTACACAGAGGACCCGGCGTATCCCGCAACCATGATTTTTGACACCGGCGAAATGGATGGTACGGTCGACACGACCCCACTGTTCAATACGCCGCTGCTTCGTGCCGCGGGCGTTACGCTCAAGCTCTATGCACGAACGAAAACTCCGATGGACCCGGCAAAGCTCTATATCCTAAGCGGACTCGGTTTTGCAGTAACGGAAACGATCCTTCCTGAGTTGGAAAGAGATATAGATTACACCGCTCGCGTCTACGTCGGCAGTGGGCACCAGACTGTTTCGGAGGACACGCTTCCCGGCGCTGAACGGGACTACAAGTTTGGCTTCAAGATGCACCTCGGCGCTGGGCTTCATGCAGTGCTGGAGAGCACAGTACCGGAGCAAGAACGCGAGGCGGCATATGATGCTTCTGTTGCGGCAGGAAGCACTGTTCAGAGCGTTATGGAAACGAGAATGGCAGATGTCGTGAACAAGTCGGCGAATTTGACCTCGACACGATCCGCTGCCAAGCGGACGAAGCTCCAGAACCTCAAAGCTATCACCGAACGCTTGAAGCAGGAGAGTGAAGCGGCTGGAAACAAGAAAACGATTTAAGGAGGAACACAGAAATGAGCTATTATGGCGGAACCGTGACGGTCGCCGGCCGAAATCTCATTACGAGCCTCATGGCCGGGAAGACGATTGAGTTCACCCGCATCATGGTTGGCTCCGGCTCTATGCCGGAAGGAGTCGAGCCTATCGACATGGTCGCGCTGGTCTCGCCGGTTGCGGATGGTGTCTCGTCCGTACCAACCGTTGAGAACGGCGTACTGAGTATGGTGGTGGAATACCGCAACGATTTGAACGGCGGTTTGAAGGAGGGCTTCTGGCTCCGCGAGTTTGGTGTATTCGCCAAGACGGAAGACACCGAGGAAATCCTGCTATACTACGCGACGCTCGGTGACAGCCCGCAGCCAGTTAATGCTTACAAGGATAACCGCGTTGACATCCGGCGTTATCCCATCCAGATTGCCCTTGAACTGGATGCCAATGTCCAGATTACCTACAACCCCGGTGCGTTCATTACGTCCGGAGAAGCTGAGACACTGATTCGGACAATGGTTCAAGAGGCGGTCAGCGGTGCTGGCACCGCAATTATCAAAGACATCACGATTCCCCACACTGGCTGGAAGTGGCAGGAGGAGAATCCTGATGAACAGGGCGAGTGGAACATGGACGAGTATCGCTACTACGTTGATGTTCCGGTGGGGGAAGCTGCAGAAACGCAGTTTCCCAGTGTCGCCCTGCATAAGACGGCTCTTGAAGCCGCAAAGAACGCTGGCCTTTGCCCGACGGTGCAGACCCTTGCCGGTGCGCTGCGCTTTTGGGCGAAGAGAAGTCCTGACGAGGATATGGAGGCGACCATCGCCCTTATATCTCCCGGCGCCAGCAGCAGCGGGGGAGGCGGAGGCTCGACCTATGTGTTGCCCGTGGCTACGGCAACGCGGCTCGGCGGCGTGAAGATCGGCAAGGGCATCTCTGTGGCAGAAGACGGAACGATCACCGCATCGACCAGCGGAGTCACTGCAGACGATATGGCCTCCACTGAAGACACGGAAACCATGCTGAACGAAGTCTTCCCATCTGAGGACGGAAACTAGGAAACCGGCAAGACCATTGAGAGGAGCGATTAAATGGCATACGACACCTCTAAACTCGCAAGTCTGCAGGCTCTGAAAGATACAGCCACCCGTATCAAGAAAGAGTATCTGGCAGCTATCTCCAAGGCGGGACACGCATCCTTCCAGAAGGCAAGTGAAGTCCCGACAGCGGAGGAAGCACAGGAAAACATCCTGTACTTCGTCAAAAATAAAAAGAGCGGCTATTACGACATCTATGCGCTGGTGGATGGCACGGTGGAGTGGCTGGACGACACCACGGTTGACCTCGAAGGATATGTCACCGACGAAGAGCTGAATACGGCGCTGTCTGGTCTGGGCGGCGGTTCTCTCTACGAGGGGACGAAGACGGACCGCAGCACTACTGATGGTAGCGTTATCGAGGCGTACTTCGCGGCGCATACCGATATTACACCGAAGGCGGGCGATGTGTTCGTCGTGGCTACCGTCATCGGCGAAAAGGAGTACGAGAAGTCTGCGTACCAGTACACCGGAGAGTCGTGGGAAGCGATGACCGGAAATGTGGATGCCGACAAGTGCATCCTGCCTGAAGACCTGATGCTGGCGGGAGACTACGACCGTATCGGCAACTGGACGAAGGACAAGAATGGTACGATCAACAAGGCTGTGGCTGGCAAGTCTGTCATGGCCGTCCTGAAGGACATCACCTCCAAGACTCTGCAGCCGACCATTACAGCGAATCCGTCTATCGGCGGCTTCGGCCTGACTGGTGCGGCGGCGGTGGAAGCGGGTACGAAGGTGGCTGCCGCGTCCTATCTGGCGGCTAACCTGAACCCCGGCTCCTACAAGTACGGCCCAAAGTCTGGTACAGGCGTTAAAGCATCCAACTGGAAGGTGGATCGTGTCACAGACAAGGCTACTACGCAGGTTGCAACCGTCGATGCTGCGTCCCTGCCTGCTGGAAGCGACGATAACGGCGGTAACGGGTTCATCATTGGCGATGCTGGTGGCGATAATGCTGTGGCAAGCCTGAAGTACCGCGTGACTGCTACGCACGGTGCTGGTGTACAGGCTGAGGACAACCTCGGCGGTGCATCCAGCCCTGCTGTAGCGATTGCGGCTGGCTCTAAGACAAAGGACTCCGCTGCGTACACGCCGTTCCGCAACTACTTCTTCGGCGCAACCGCCGAGAAGCCGGCTCTGGACAGCGCGTACATCCGCGGTCTGACCAAGTCCGGCAAGGCGTACGCTCCCGGCGTCATTACCGTCAATGTCCCCGCTGGAGCAAACCGCGTGGTGATCGCCTGCATTGCCGGTAAGACTGGTGTGAAGAAGGTCATCAACGAGACCGCGCTGAACGCCGACGTTACAGACACCTTCACCAAGAAGACTGTTGCCATTGAGGGTGCCAATGGGTACGCCGCGAAGGAGTACAATGTGTGGATTTTTGAGCCGGCTGTACCGTATGAGAACGCTGCGACTCTGAAAGTCACACTCGGTTGAGAGGAGGGAATGAGATATGGCAGTCAATAACACTCAGAACAACTACGCCAAGATGGAGTTCCCGCTGACGATCAAACGTCAGGATGCGTTCAGTATCGACCCAACTGAAATCTGGCCCTCCCTCGCTGCGGCTCAGGAATATGCGAAAACCAATCCCACGGCCTACGTCGGACAGAAGCTCGCCGTAGTGGTTGACGGCGTCTCTACGCAGTATCAGATTAAGAATGAGGCCGGCGAACTTGAGCCGCTCGGCGGCGTGGTAGAGAGCGCGACCGACGAAGAGGTTAAAGAGATGTTTAACGAAGTGTTCGGATCCGCTGAAAGTGGAACCTAATGCAGCGGTGAACAAATATTAAATAATCATCAGGAGGAAAACACACATGGCTTATGACAACACCCATCTGGTAAAACTGGCAGCCCTCAAGGCTTTGGCTGAGAAGGTAAAGGGCGATTACGCGCTGAAAACTGAGCTGACCGCGCTGAACAACCGCGTAGACGATCTCGTTACTGCAGGCGGTGAGCCCAACGTCCTGACCGGCATCAAGGTCAACGGCACTCTGCTGAAGCTGACCGAGAAAATTGCTGACATCCTGATCGCGGAGGGTAAGACCAACGGCACCATCGCTGCTAACGGAGTTGATGTCCCTGTTCGCGGTCTGGCTGCTCTGGCTTACAAGGCCGAGGTTTCCGAGACTGAGCTGGCGAAGGCTCTGAAGGATGCCATCGACGCCAAGGCGAAGCAGGCCGACCTCGACACCCTGACCGGTGAGGGCGAAGGCTCCATCAAGAAGATGATCGACGACGCCTTCAATGACTTCTCCACCAAGGTCAGCGATGACGGTGTCGTCAACTCTTACAAGGAGTTGATCGACTGGGCTGCCACCCACGGCTCCGAGGCGACCAAGATGGCAAAGGGCATCTCTGAGAATAAGACCGCCATCGCCAACCTGAAGAAGTATGTCGGCACTCTGCCCGAAGGTGCGACTGCCACCGATGTCGTCGGTTACATCGCCGAGGCGATTGCCGCTCTGAGCATCGGCGACTACGCCAAGACCACCGAGGTCACTGCTGCCATCAACGCCGCTCTGGCTGATTACGCCAAGACGAGCGATGTCAACACCGGTTTGGGCAAGAAGGCTGACAAGGTCGCCAAGGCCACCAACGGCAACTTCGCTGCTCTGGACGCTGACGGCAACCTCAAGGACTCCGGCAAGAAGGCGGCCGACTTCGTTGCCGCTGAGGCTGGCAAGCGTCTGATGACCGACGCCGAGGGCGCCAAGCTCGGTGGTATGGCTGATGGCGCTACCAAGGTCGAGGCGTCCGAGAACAACGGCAACGTCAAGATCAACGGCGTTGACACCAAGGTCTACACCGAGCCTTCCGACGTCGTTCATGGTACCGTCGCTACCGACAGCGAAGTGACCGAGATGCTGAACGAGGTCTTTGCCGCCACCGTCTGAGCGTAATCACAGCGTAGACTGAAAAGGGGCGAGGGAGTTTCCCTCGCCCTATGATTATCCATTTTGGAGGTAGTAACGCATGGGTAAATTGACGTATCTAAATCATCTGAAAGCCTGTGCGGAAGCGGCGAAGAGCTTCACGAATGGTTTGGTAGCCAAGCTGGCGCAGACCGTTACGGATGCAATGCAGGAAATGGAGGATGTGAAGGCCGACAAGCAGATCACAAAGGCAATCACGATTCCGACTACTGGCTGGGGCGCCGGTGACAGCTCGGAGGAGTATCCGAACTATTGCGACATTGCGGTGGAGGGAATCACGGAGAAAGATCGTGTTGACATCGCTATTGCACCCAACAGTCAGGCAGTGGCTATCGCCTGCGGGATCTCTCCCACCAACCAGACGTTGGCTGGGAAGATTCGCGTATGGGCGAGAACCGCACCAGCCGCCGCTATTTCCGCGGAATACTGGCTGAATCAGGGAAAGGAGTAACCGAACGATATGGCTTATGGAACCGTAAATGTCGGTCAGGCTCAGACCGATGACAGCAAGTATCTGAGAACTGAACAGGTCGGTACGCCGAGTGGCCTCGCAACGCTTGATGCAGACGGAAAGCTGACCGAATCTCAGCGCCCCGACATCGACGCATACACGAGGAAACAGACTGACGACCTTATCGATCAGGATGTGGCAACACACAACACCGATGAATCCTCTCATGGTGACATCCGCGCCTCCATCGCAGAAATCGATGCAGCCGTAAAAAATATCGAGCTGAAGTATGGCACGGAAATCAAGAAAAACCCATTCAGTGTTGGCTTTGCCGATTTGAGTGCGGTCAACGTGACCGGCGTATGGAACGCATCGCTGGGGCGGATCGAATTCTAATTGAAGAGGAGAATGTACGCTCTCATCTTCTCTGATAAATGACACAAGAAACCGCTTTTGGCTGGTGCACGGAAATATCCGAAGTCATCAGCGCCGAAAAGAGAGCGAATTATACAGTCCTACCCGCAGAAGTAATTCCGTTGAAGGACTATTAACTCTTATCAAGGAGGAAGAACAAAATGGCAAATGTGCTTTTGGGCACCAAGGCCGTCGGTAGCACCGTAAAGCTGAAAGTCAACGGTGCGCTGAAGGAGTTTCTCATTGTCCATCAGGGAAAGCCAAGTTCTCTGTACGATGACTCCTGCAACGGCACATGGCTGCTGATGAAGGACTGCTACATCAATCGTCCATTGAATAGCACCAACATCAACAACTACGAGAGCAGCGACATCCACGCTTACCTGAACGACACATTTCTGAACCTGTTCGAGAGCAACATCAAAGATGCAATCAAGCCGGTGAAAATCCCGTATCGCAAGAACGGCGGGGCTAGAGGCTCGAATCAGAGTGGCGCGAATGGCCTGTCCTGCAAGATTTTCCTGCTGTCCGGCTACGAAATCGGCCTTACGCCCAGCGAATACAGCTACGTACCGGAGGACGGTGCGAAGCTGTCCTACTTCGACTCTGGGTCCGGTTCGTCTGCGAATAACAAGCGTATTGCGAACTTGAACGGTTCCGCCACCGACTGGTGGCTCCGCTCCCCGTACACCGATAATACCGTCAGCGTGTTTTGCGTCCGCCCCAAGGGTGACATATTGGGCGGCAGCGCGGTCGATTCGCGCGGCATCCGCCCCGCAATGGTTATGCCTTCTACACTTTTGGTTGCTGATGATGGAACCGTATCCACGAATACGCCTCCTACCATCACCAGCACCAGCGGAGCGAGCGGCGTGAACCTCGGCAGCAAGACGGCGGCGTTCAGCTTCAAGTACACACCAAGCGATGATGACGGTGATAAGCTGACGGTCAAGGAAAAGCTGGACGGTGTCGTGAAGAAAACCCGCACGAATGTCGCCAGCGGCACGCAGCTCACATTCGAGTGTGCCAGCACCGCGGCAGAGTTCCAGAAGATCCTGAACGGAACGCACACCATCACCATCGAGGTAAGCGACGGCAAGGCGAGTGCGACCTTCACGGCCACATTCACCAAGGCGGTCTACAAGGCGACCATAACGCTCAAGACGCCGCTGGCAGTTTCCGGCGACATCACGGCGGCGGTCATGTCGGTCGTGGGGCAGATCCCGGCCGGCGCGGTCTACAAGGTCGAGGCAACCAACAACGCGAAGGACACCAGCCCTGTGTGGCAGGATGTCACGGCGGAAGTTAAGAGCGGCACGAACATCGTCTTTACGAACAAGACGGCGGTAAATGGTGCGGCGTTCAACTTCCGCATCACCGTGGAGCGTGGCACGTCCGCCGGCGGATATATCTCCGGCGTGAGCGGCGCATTCCAGTAAGGAGGACAAGCTATGGGACTCGTATGGAGAAAAGATGACCTGCAGACGCTTGCTGAAAAGCAGCTCGGCATGGCGAACGAGACCTGCCAGCAGAAAATCTACGCTGGCATCGACGTGGAGCTGGGCGGCGGGATCGAGCATTTCTCTCTGGAGACGCACGATCAGGCGAATATTGAATCTATGTTCACCGCCGTTACTCTCGGTGCGAAGGAGCAGCAGTATCACTGTGACGGTGGAGAGGTCAAAACATATTCCGCCGCTGATGTCGTTGTGCTGTACGCGGCTTACAAGAACTACGTCACCAAGCACACGACCTACTGCAACCTTCTGAAGAAGTGGATAAAGCGCGAGACGGACAACGATGTCATCGGGGCTATCAAGTACGGAGACAATCTCCCGGAAGATCTGACTTCGCAGATGCAAACCATCCTCGACGCCGCTACTGCACAGCTCACCAGTATCACCGCTGCGGTCAGCGACGGTGCATTTGCGGATAAGATCTCGTCTCTGGAGAACCAGATGACCGAAACTCAGATGGCATTGTGCGATGTCTACGAGCAGGTCATCGCAGTTACTTCGCCTACGGAGGGATAAAACTATGGCAAGAATTTACGCGACCTTGATTCGCAAGGGAGAAAAGACCATCGAGGATGTCCCGCAGAAGCTGCGGGCTGCCGTGGAGGCTCTGCTCGCGGAGAACGCCAAATGAGCGCCATCCGCGAGTTTTGTCTTAAATATTTTTTGAGAAAGGAGAAAGACGAAATGGCTGTTGTGTACGCTACCTTGATTATCAAGGGAAAGAAGACCATCGATCAGGTCCCCGCTCTGCTTCGTAAGCAGGTCGAGGAGATCCTGAAGGACTGCGAGATCGAGATCTAACTTCCAAGCTGCGGGGGCTGGCCGGTGTGGTCAGCCCCTATCTTACATCAAAACAAGTCTGGATGCCTCTCGCCATGCAGTTTCCCGGTTCACCGGCAGAGAGCGAGTCCACCCCCAAAAACTGTTGAAGAGAGGTACGAGAATATGAATATCGGAGAAATCCTGACTGCCGTGCTGATAGCTGTAGCAGGCGGCGCGGCAGGAGCGGCCGCCATCAACGGCATCAATGAGCGATGGAGGTTCAAAGCCGACCGAAAGGCGGCGAAAGAAGATCGCGCAGAGGAGAAAGCTGACAAGACCGCAGAACTGACGAAGACGATCTCTGACCTTCAGGATGACATCAAGCGTCTCCGCAGCAGCGATGCCGCGCAGTCCGAAGCATTGAAACAGATCCTGCTCGACAGGGTACTTTATCTCGGGCAGGGGTACATCTCCAAGGGAGAGATTTCCTACGACGACCGGCGCCGCTTCCATGCTATGCACGACTGCTACCACAAGGGTCTAGGCGGGAACGGAGACGCAGACATCATAGTTGGAGCTGTCGATGCCCTGCCACTGAGGAAATAACGGAGGCTGCCATGAGCACTCTGAACATCATTCTGTTTTGCGTCGGAGGAGTTCTCTTCGGCGTGATTGTTATATGGTTAGTGAGCAACATCACATCGCGTATTCGGAATCGAGCTACGAGACGGCGCGTTTCAGAACCAGTGGGAAAGGTTAAGAAAGGAATGCTCGCTCGCATTGGCACTATGAACCTGATCCTGATGATCGTCGGTATTTCACTGTTATGGTTTACGCACCGCATGATTGCCTTGTATGAAACGACTGGAGGCATCCCAGACACGCTTGTACAGTGCGTGTTTGCAGTGCTTGGTGGTGAATGCGGTGTGATGGGATGGATCAAGACGACCAAAGACAAACGACAAGACCGGAAGTGGTCCGAGGAAGATCGGATTCGGATGGAGCAGGAGGCAAAGAAAGCTGCTGCTCAGGAGTTCGAGCCAGACTTCACGGCCGGTCAGTCGAACGATAAGTAGAAAGGCTGATGGAAATGTCACTTATCGGTAGCACAAATGAGCAGAAGATCTGGAACTACCTGAAATCGAAAGGGCTGAACGACTGTGGGGCTGCTGGATTGATGGGCAATCTGTATGCGGAGAGCGCACTGAACCCCATGAATCTGCAGAACAGCTATGAGCGGTCACTCGGCATGACGGACGCCGAGTACACAGCAGCGGTCGACAACGGGAAGTATCGGAACTTCGTAAAAGACAGCGCTGGATACGGTCTGGCGCAATGGACCTATTGGAGCCGCAAAGAGAACTTGCTCGCGTTCGCAAAGAAAGAGGGCAAGAGCGTCGGAGATTTGGAGATGCAGCTCGATTTCCTTTGGAAAGAGCTGACCGACGGATACTGCGCAGTCCTGAGCGTTCTGAAGGCCGCTAAGACAGTACGGGAAGCGTCGGACAGTGTGATGCTCAACTTTGAGCGTCCTGCCGATCAGAGCGAAGCCGCGAGAGCAAGACGCGCATCCTGCGGGCAGAAGTTCTACGATAAGTACGCAGGCGGATCCACGCCTCAGAAAGGAGAGTCTGGAATGAGCAAATGTTACGCATCGGCTGTCATCGCCGTTGCAATCGGAGAGCTTGGCTATAAAGAGAAAGCGTCCAACAGTCAGCTCGACAGTAAGACTGCAAACCCCGGAAACGCGAACTGGACGAAGTACGCCCGTGACTTCGACGAGAAGTACCCGAAGTGGTACAACGGCAAGAAGAACGGCTACGAATGGTGCGATATGTTCGTAGACTGGTGCTTCGTAACCGCGTTTGGCTATGAAAACGCTCTTCGCTTGCTCTGCCAGCCGGAGCGTTCCTGTGGTGCCGGATGCACTTGGTCTGCGCGGTACTACAAGCAGAAAGGGCAGTTCCATACGTCCAATCCGAAGGCTGGCGACCAAATTTTCTTCGGAACGTCGTTGGACAACTGCACCCATACTGGCTTGGTCGAGATGGTAGATTCCACTAAGGTTTATACCATTGAAGGTAACACAAACAACATGTGCGCCAGACGTACCTACGCACTGAATGACGAGAAGATTGTTGGGTACGGACGTCCAAAGTTCGATGGAGCGGAGACAACTCAGAATGTCATACCGATGCCGCCTAGCACCGGAGAGCAGACGAGCAGAACCGATCACAAAATTGGCGACATCGTCCAGTTCAACGGTAATACGCACTACGTCAGCAGTCAGGCGATGACCGGCGTACCCTGCAAACCCGGCAAGGCGAAGGTGACGAGCATTGCGATGGGAGCCAAACATCCGTATCACCTTATCAATCAGGGAGGCGGATGCACGGTCTACGGATGGGTGAACGCCGCAGACATTGGCGGAGGACTTGGAACAGAACAGAGCGTTTACACGGTCGTGCCCGGTGATACGCTCTGGGGCATCGCTCAAAAGCGGCTCGGTAACGGCAGCCGGTATCAGGAAATCATGGCTTTGAATGGCCTGAATTCAACACTGATCCGTGTCGGCCAGAAGCTGCGGTTGCCGTCATGAAGACGGTAAGGTGTACGGTCTGTGGAAGAGAAATCGCAGAGGTCAAGCCGTGCCCCTACAACGAGAGATATGGACCAACCTGCGACGAATGTTGCCAGCACTGTTATGAGTCGGAACCGTTTCCGTGTCGTGAATATGAGTTACGGCATCCGAAGCAAAAACAACAATATTGAGCGGTCGTGAGCCGCGAGTCAGGAGGAAAGTGTAATGGATTTTATCAGCGTACTAGAAATCATTGTGGTCGTAATCTGTGCGATCACCTACGGCTTCATGCTTTTCTTCAAAGTCAAAGGCAACGTCCTCGGTGCGGTGAGCGAACTCATTGCACTGGCTGAGGCGTCTGGCCTGACCGGCCCGGAGAAGATGGCACAGGTCGTCAACGGCCTGTACGTCAAGATCCCGGCCCCTCTGAAGAAAATCTTCACCCCCGAGCGCCTTCAGAGCATCGCCCAGACGATTTTCGACTGGATGCGGAAGTATGCCGACGAATACAAGGCGAACAGCGAGGCAGGCGTGGTCAAGACGCCCGAAGAGGTGAAGACTGA